CATCTCAGGTGAATATTTATCCCAAGCAGCTTCGTGCTTACCGATAGTCACCCTTGAAACATTTTAATCGGTGTCCCCAGGCTTCGAGGCTATGGCGTCCATAAAGGCGTTGCGGCATACCTTGAGGGCGTCTTTCAAAATCACGATCTTCAATATGAGGATAAAAGAGACGGGAGAGCACAAGAGTATCAAGCACCTCACCTCCAAAGGTAAAGTCTGGAAACTGTTCTTTGAGTAAGGGGATGTCATAGGAAATAATATTGTGACCAATTAATACATCAGCCTTCTCTAATTGTTTCACACCTTGAATCACAGCGCGTTCAGGTTTGTAATCAAACACCTGTGCTTCTTCTACATCATCCATGTCACGCATGACGATGCAGTGAATGGTAGATCCGACACGGAGTAAGCCCGTGCTTTCTATGTCAAATAGTAGTTCAGTCATTATCTAAATCAGTTTTATCTTGTGGATCGAACTCATCAAGTTCGTGTGGGTTCTTTGTAAACCGTTGGTCTACATCATCAAACAGTGGTTCAATAGCTATAGACAACTCTCTTGCCAAACGTGCAGCACGTCTGAACTCATCCTTATAGTAAGGCTCCCACTCGTGAGCGGCAACTACAAACCTACGTATACCCATTAAGTAAGCTTGAAAAACAGATGCAGAGAATGGGTAACGGGTGCTGTAGATGACAGCTCCGGTGGTGGGCGTGCCTCGTTTGGCGCAAGTGGCAATGGCATAGGTAATACAATCAATTTCTACTTTGGATTGAGCTAGGACAGAGCGTCCATCACCAATGACTTCACGATCACGGATCAAGACACAGCCACCAGGAACGATCGGATGCGTTGAGCCACGGGCGATTGCAGTTGCGATACTCATAAAGTATCTATCTTTATTTTTGATATAACAGGGGTCACCTTTTGGTGCAGGCATATCTCTCGCTATTAATTATTCTCTTCTATATTAGGTAGTGAAACACAAGAGTGCGATACATGGATTATGACAAGTTTAAAAAAGAGTATGAAGCATTCGAAGAATGGAACAGTGACAAAGGTTGGGAATATTTGAATAACGATTTACCAAATCTATCTTCATATAGCAAGGAAGATCTTAAAGACGGTAAGCGTTGGTTAAAGATTGTTCAAGGTTATGACGGTGGTGAAGATACACCAATCAATGAAGCAGTTGATCGTGTGCGTTCTATTAGAGAAGACATTAATCGGTTTGTACAAGATCGTTATGTAGGACCAGTAGATAACGACGGGAACTTCTATCATCCTGAAGCACAGAACGATATTGTTAATAGTCCATCACATTACACACGTGGTAAGCAGGAAGCAATCGATACCATTGAGGAAGCGATTCAAGATGCACCTGATGTAAAAGCAGGGATGCTTCAAGCACAGGCACTAAAGTATCTGCTTCGCTTATGGCTAAAAGGTAATGCACCACAGGATGCGGCTAAGTGCAGTTGGTATTTAAATCGTTTGATTAAACATTTGGAGGAAACAAAATGACACCACTTATTTTTTGTAGCATCCTTGCGGGATATACAATCACAGGTGCTGTGGAGTCACAGCCTGGCTGGATGACAGTTGATTACTTAGATCAGCGTATGACCGCTGACTACATAGTCATACCAATGGATGCCTACCTTGAATGCTATCCAAATCATGCAGCAGGATTAACACCGCTTGAAGAATAGAAGATTATCGCGAAGCTCTAATGTCTCATGATCTTGAATGTGTGGCAGTAGCGTTTGGAATACGTCTGCATTTTTGTAGATAGCGTGAGTGAAGTAAACATTAATACCTTCTGTGAGCTCTGCATCTTCAGGTGAATACCATGCGTATATCAGAAAAAGCATTGCCAAGGTTCTAACTCTTGCGAGCACCAGCTGTTCAACTCTTCTAAGCGTTGAGCAGTTTTTATTATGTGCTGCTCGTGACCTTCAGTCACAGGAAGGTTAGGAACATTATCTTGAGACAGCAAAGCATGTTTCCACATTAGTGTTCCGTCTTTGTGGATCAAACGACAAGGATGAATAGAAGCACCAGATGGTAATGAGTAAAGAAAGTTTTTATCAATATGCTTACTCATCACAGTTGTCCTCGTTGTTCGTCATAGTACTCAAGATCTTTACTCCAACCATCTCCAGCAAATTCGTTGTAGATGATCCGGCCAATGTCACGAAAGCTGTTGTAAAACAGGGAGACTTTATCAATAGATGATATGACTTGTTCTAGTGGAGGACCATAGACAATGGCATTCCAGGTAGAAGGACAGACAGGTTCAAAGCCACCAGTGGTTGCTTTGAGTTGTTTAATACGTTTAAACGGTATGCAAACGGGGTAGTCCCAGATGACAGGCGATGCACGCACTAATTCAGATGCACTGGTAAAGAAGACAAAGCTATTGATGTGACCATTGCGGTACTCATTGATTGTCTTGTTAAACCAAATGCGTGAGTTACGAACAGCACCTTTAGGAGAGACCCATACGTTGCCATGCCAGTGCTCTTGTAGCGGATTGATTTCTATAGATGGAACAGACGTTGCACTAACAAGCACCTGTTGTACAGGATCTGAAGTCGGATCAAAGTCAATGCCACCCATGACTTCACGAGCACGCTCAATGATTTGAGGTGTCGGATAGAGAGGTAGCTTAAGACCTTGAGACTTGAGCTTATCCGCTAAATTCTGCTGCAAGCGCTCGGAGGCTTTCTTGGCTCCCTCCTGCTTCGACAGCAAATGTTCTTGTTCCAGCATCACTAATCAACGTAATTAAAACATTTTTGCTCCAGTCATTTTCGTCTATCTCTTCCATCAGTCCACGTAGGAACTCAAGGATCTCAGTATCTTCTTCGCGTTCAGCAGTTCTAATATCAAATTCAATTGAGTGACCAGACATAAATGTCGTGGAGTCGTTTTGTAAATTGATAACAAGTGAACCAGCACCGCTTCTTTCGACACCAGCAATTGCAATGTTTACTAGGTCATAAAGGATTAACTCAGCAGTAGCAATAAGGAATTGCTGCTCCTGCTTTTTCTCTTCACCGAACTTGTCGGATTGAACGAGAGCTTGAAGTAGATCTGTGCGTCTAGACATAATTGAATGACTCTTTGTTTAAGATAAGTGTTTTTAATCGTTAATGTGAGGTTAGAATTCTTCGTTTGTTTCTTCATTGTCAGAAGGCTTACGAAGTAGACCAGGGTCTAGTGGTTCTGTCTGACTTATGTGACGACCGGCAAGCATGTCAGTCATGACTGCATCAAAGCGTTCAGCAAAACCAGTATCAGGATTGAGTAGTAAGTCAGCACGAGCATCAATCTCTTCAGATTCATCCATACGTGCTTGCTCTTTAAGAGCTTCTTCAATCATATACTCAGCTACTTGTTGCTTAAGTGTATGAAGTTGACAAGCTAACTCAAAAGATTCGATGTAACTATCTTGGTCAACAAAGACTCCCACTCTTTGGGGGATGAGGTGGAAGGGATTACAGCAATACTTTTCTCCACAAGTTGTTTTAACTCCTGTGAATCCCAAGTCCCCCCAGCTAAACCACATTGCAACACGTTGAGGATGGTGCTGCGTGGAACTAGAAATACCATGACGTCTCCACGAAAATTGAGGTTGTTTAGTGCGGCTATTAATTGTGCCATTCCACATCCAGCATTCATCAGGGTCACCGATATCTACTTGAGACCAGAATTTAAGAGCACGTTTACGTTCACGTTTTAGTAAACGGTCAATATCAAAAGACAATCGACCTTCACGTGCAGCAGCAACACAGCGAACGCAAGCTTGATGACTGTCATATCGCATCGAATGCGAAGAGAATCTGCCGAGCGAATGACCAGTATAGATACAGAGTTCACCTTCTTCAGCAGTGTTAGACATTGTTTGATGTCGTCTACCATAGGCGTGACCTCCAACTTTGCGGGACGGTTGTGCTTCACTCATAATCAAAAACTATTTTCAGGTCTTACATAACTACCGCCAAGAGCTACATACTGTTCATCAGCTGGCAATGCTGTAAGTTGATTCGTAATCATGTACTCATAACGTGTGCTATTTTCATACTTTATACGAACAAGCTTAGCTCTGGGGGTGTAGTACTCAGGCTTACCGACAATGAGTGCAGTCATATCGTTAGATGCAACACGCACACGGAGACCGATGGAAATATCTGAAGGATTCATTTGAAATATATACGATTGAACTTATGAACAATGACTATCTAGAAGTCATTAAGATAATGGTTGTCTTGAAGAGGATCATTCTTAGGTCGCTGCCAGATACGAACTGACTTTGACTTACCGTTTGCATCTTTACGGGAGGTGACGAGTCGTCTCCAGCCCAGTGATTGCAGGACATCAGCGACACGACGTGCTTCACGTCTGCCTTGGTTACGTGGATCTAGCTCCAGTGCATTGGTTAGAACCTCAGCAGCTGTGACCTCTGGCTTGATAGAGACATAGTGCGAGACCTTCTCCATCCAAGGATCAGGGTCACCAAACTCTTGAATGTATTCAGAGATAGCAGCGATCTCACCGCTATTGAATTCATATCCCACACCACTGCGATAAGCCTCAACGGCTGCCGCCCATAGTGAATCACGCTCATCAACCAATTGCTTCCATGGAATTTGGAAGCCACCACCAATTTCTAGTGGTACAAAGCGTCTGTTGCCAGTGCTATCTACAAGGAACTGGTTGCGATTGGTCGTACCAATCAATACAAAGCGACGGAATAGTCGCTCTGGAAGACTAGCATATGGTCTGCGAACTTCATCAGCACGAGTGGTAATAAGGTTCTTAAAGTTCTCAATGTTCCTGATGTTGAAGTAGTTATCAATCTCAGGTAACTCAAGCAGCCATGCAACGTGCAATCGATACTGTTCTTTCATCAATGTATCTAGAGGTGTAGTTACCTCAGAGAACAAAGCAGGTGGAACAAGATTGCGAGCGAACATCGACTTACCAACGCCTTGTGCACCGACCAGGATCGGTAGCCAGGACATCGAGCAGCCAGGGTTATAGGCACGAGCTACTGCACCAATCATCATGCGCTGCATGGCGAGTGTGGCGATGTTGTGCTTATTACCTAGGAAGACTTCACCGATACGATCCCACGCCTCGTGAGGCTTAGCGTGAGCACTGCAGTGATCGAGGTAACGACGGATCGGACAGTAAGAATTCTTACTGCTGCATATTGAATCGCAGATTTTATCCGAGGCTCAACAATGAACACACCATACTCACAAGCAAGCTTGGTCGTCATCAAGTCAAGGTCATTACCTTGCAATGAGATAGTGCGACCAGTGCTGTCTGTATATTCAATCGCTCCAGTCAGTTCATTCTTACGTAGATCTTTGAGGATCTCTTTAACTTGACGGACATCTTCTTCACGTTCCTTAGCTGCATCAGATGCAGACTTCTTAGGACGACCTCTAGTTTTTGCAACCGATACATCAGGTAACGGTTCTGGTTCAAGCATATTTTTCTCCGGTTTATTATCTTTACCCGCTGCAAGTATAACGTCAGCAAAATCAGGTTGTGGGTCTACTTCGGTATAACCAACAGCAGATCCAACAGCTCCAAAGACTAAGTCACGTGGGAGCTTAAGTGTCCAGCCACGATCCTGTTTCTTGGCTAATGCATACAGTGAAGTATGACCAGCAAAGTTACCAAGACCGTGCCACTTAAATGGCTGTGAGTTCTCAGGCTTCTCACCGTGATGACCACGTAATACCCAGTCAACCCAGTCATCAAACAGGACATGGCCAACGCCAGCGCAGGCAGCCATGACAGGGACGAAGTAAGACTCATACTCACCGTCATCAGACGGCTCTAGGAACTCACGCAGGAGCCACTGACAGCGTCTGACATCTATGTCAGTCGTATCAGAGTGCACATAGTTCGTTGTTTCCTATAGTCAATATCAGTGAGCAGAAAAGTCAGGAACGAATGCATCCTCATTGAGGCGTACTTCAGCTTTGGTATTGCCATACCACAAGCGTTCGTTCTTCTGGCCACAGTTATCTTTAAGCTCAGTAAGACCAAGCTCTTGTAATAAACGATTGACCACAAGCCAGTAAGCACCGCGATGCTCTGCTGAAGTCTCTAGATCTTTGCCAAGAGGGAAAAGAGCACGGAACCTGTGCTCAGCAAGTGAATGACTTGAAGATGTATAGGTAGCAATGCACCAATCTTTAGCAGTCTGAGTATCCCAAAACTTATCAAGAGTGGTATCACCATCGAAGTCGATGACAACGAGGTTACTGCCGCAAGCATTCTCAGCTTTGCGGTGCTTGTCGATGAAGTGAGTAGCAGTCCAGCCGTAGCCATGCTGCACCCAACCAAGTAGCCAAGTAATATCCTCATAGATATTGCTCCAACCACGGGCAACCTTTTGAGGATTGGCTTTATTCTTACAACTTTTGTGAACCGATAATTTGAGTTTCATTTACCATTATTCTTTTAACGCAATCTCGTCAGGATCAGGTGGATACATCTCATGGAATTGAGCGCACCGGTTAACGAATCTAGATTCTGCTAGATCCATTTGATCACCGTCGATAAATATAGCTTGTGATGTTTCCGGTGTGGAAACAATAATCAAAGCTACGTCACACTTATAACCAGTACGTTCTTCAAGAGCGAGCCGATAGGCAGCCATTTGTTGAGCGGTCTTGGTGATATTTACGAAAGCCACCGAAGCCCATCTTGTCTCCCTTGTCGGGAAACCGATTCATGTATGGACCATTGCTTGTCTTAAAGTCAGCGATGACTTTGACACCGCCGATCTCACCAATTAAGTCTGGACAGCCTGCATATAAATGTTTTGTTGACCAGACATAAGCTACTTCCTTATCGTCAGAGCGTAGGTGATACCAATCTTTTCTTAATGGTCGTTCACTCCAATGAAGGACATCGAACCAGTCAAGGTAAGAGCTCATACCTTTCCAAAAGTCTTGGTACTCATCAGGTACACCTGGATCTAAACCACGTAAGTAGTTTTCACAACCAAGGTGAATAGCAGACCACGCTTGCCAGCTTCCTCCAGCTTACCTGGATTATTGATGTTCCAGTTGCGGAGACCGGCTTTAGACTTTTCAGTTTCAGTACCCGAAAGAACGGTTGTAACGCTTGGCATATAAAGACCGGAACACAGGTATTTACGGTGGCCTGCGTTCGTTTGTATACGATAAGGCTTATCTTTTATAGGTGGATCGGTAGTAGACATAATAGTTCTTTGTGAATTTTTACATGGCAATTGGCACAGAGTGGGACACATTTAAGTACTTCATCCCACCAAGCGTTCAACAGGCCAAGCAAACAATTCAAATTCTTTGCTCTCTGGGTCAACATGATGCCACTGAATTACAGAAGGGTCTGATTACTGCAAGCTTTACACGAAAAGTCAGAAAGAAGGTCTCTTCTCATCTGAACAGTTAGCTTATTTCTTGCAGTATTTTTAGCAATAATTTCAGCTTTATTTCTCTGATAGTATGCCTTAGAAGTCATCTATCTGCGACGGTTGCGCCGCTTCGAAGCCTGCGCTGTAACTTGAAGGCTCGGTTTGCTGTTGAAACATCGCATACATTTGACCGACTGCTTGACCAACCGCCTCCGTTACTTGTGCAGTAGCGTGAACTTGTTGGCGTAGATCGAGATTCTCTTGACGTAAATCAGCTACTTCACCACGCAAAGCAATGATGTGATCCATCAGTGAAGGTGGACGTTGAATGGGAGCAGGAGCTGCAGCTGGAGCCGCAGGTGCTTGTTGTGTCACTGGCTGAATCGCATTTGATTTAGCCTTCTCAATAATCTCTGCAATGCGTTGCTGCATTTCAACAGGTAGACCTTCGGTATTAATATTTGTCATCAGAATTCCTCGTTAGTATCTTCAACTTTTTTCTTAGCCTTAGTGGGCTCTACATGAGCACCACGCTTATCGGTACCACCAGCTGGTAGTCCTTTCTCTTCTACTTGTTTACCATCGAATGGATCTTTACCTTCAAAATAATTAGGCAACCAGATGGAATCTTTTCAGATGCCCATTGCTTTTTGATCTTGTCAGGTACAGGGCGAACCTTAGGCATGATCGTGTAGCGAGTATCTAGACCAGCACCTTTCTTAGAGATCTTGATTGAGAAGTTTGCGAGACCTTCTTCAGTCCAGGTGTAGTCTTCAACTTCTTGAAGCACTTCAGTCAGTTGTTCACGAATAGATTTCTGCTCAATGAACAGAACTTCTAACCGACCACGTGCTGCTGAGGTAGCAACCCATGCAAGGAAACGACGAGGCTTGACGTAGGTTCCGTCGATTTTGGGACGGTCTGCTTTGGACCAGTCGGTCTCACGGGCAATGTCAGCAGGGCTACCAGGGTGAGTCCTAGTAACGACGTAACCATTAAAGCGGAGGTCACCGGTCTTCGGATCTTGAATTTCTGAAGCGTACTGCCAACCATGACAGGCGTGGCCTGTTTCGTAGCATCCAAGCAATCTAAATTCTTCTGATTCTCCATCTTTAAGTGAGCTAGGTTTCCAATACGGCTGTGCTTCTTTCGTTTCAATCTTGTCTTTTACTTCCAGAAGTTCTGGAGGAATAACTTGTAATGTCATGTTTATTATTTTGTTGACAATACAAATATAAGAACTAAATCATAATATGTGGGGTAAAATTTTTGACATTAAAAAAGGCCTCGCGAGACCATTTGGGGTATTTACTTTAATGTTGATCTTGCGCTTTCTAAATAAGAATCATTGACTTACGTATAGCCATTAGCTCTTTATAGCAACCAGCTTCCTTTGCTTCAGTGCGAAGTTCAGCAGTCTGGTTTAATAACGCTCATGATCATTAAGATCATAAGCATGTTTAAGATCATCCATAGAGTTACCAATCAGGATAGTTATCTTCAATATCCATAAACGACTAGTAGTCCGGCGTTGGGTCCGTCTCCGAGTATCCCGCTGCCCTGTCCCGTTTGCGTGCGACCTCCGTTAGTTTTTGCGAGCTCTTTTCGAGTAGTGAAGTCGTTTGCGACGAGAGCCCGATAAGGGCTGTCACCGTCGTCCTTGCGATATTCACGGAGATATCCTTGGACGCAGATAGCACGTCCTTTGCGGAGTCTGTCAGTGAGTTTATTTTTACGTTGTTCATGGAGTTCAAGGAATAGCCAGGTGGTTACATCTTGGTTATCGAGAGTGGTGCCAATCTTAGTGGCAACCATTCCGTTCTTACGTTCTTTAACTTCATCAGATCCAAAGAAAGCATTGCCAAGCACAACTTGATTACAGTACATATCCTTAGGAATGTTCTGTTCAATCGTTGTAACGATTAAGTCAAGTGGCTTAGATGTGTCATCAGAGAAAACAATGTTGCCTGTTATCAATGCACGTGTGCCTGGTTTCCAGTCAAGGAAGTTCTGAAGTTTAGGACCTTGTCTGTCGTAGCAGAGGACTCTAAATCTAACCTCGCTTGCAGGACCATTAGAGGGCACGACAGCGTTAGCACCGCAATAGTCAAGCCCATAAGCTTTGATTGGATCACCGATGAAGTCTTTGAGTTCAACGGTAGCTGCTATAAAATTCATTCTGAGTTAGCTTTATTTTGTTCGCCGTTCTCAGTGTAAGAGCTAAGTCAATCATCTGTGGGGTCAGGATAGACATCATCGCAAGGATTCTTACGTTCTTCTTCAATAGCAAGCTTAATGTTAGCTTCCATATCAGGATTCTTGTGTTTCTGTGCTATGGCCAAGCACTCTTGTAGTTTCTGCAAGCGATTCATGTGATCATTTTGGTATCAGCAGTAGGGTCAGATTCTGACTGAACTTCAGAAGCAAATGATGTATCAACATGACCTTGAGTTTCTTTAGGCTGATCGCCAAATTGATCATGCATTGATAGACACCACGCTTTAATGTCTTGAGAAGTAGCAGTGAATTTAGATACACCCATAACTCTCCAAGCATCTTTCCAACCTTCACCTATATCGTAAAACAATCGTGAAGAGTTCTTGTAATAAGTGATGAATCGATTGGGACCTTCTTTAGTTCGGTGATACTCAAAAGAACAAGACAGAGTATTACCTTCGAATTCGTAAATCTTCATTATGTTTTTAAAACGTAACTTGCAATAAGTACTCGTATTTGTTTAACAGTTAGTTTATCTAACTGCTTATCAATGTAGTCAAGGAGTTTCTGTTTGTACTCTGCTTTGGTCATGGAAGTTATATTCAACTCTGTCTAGTTCAAGTATTTGCTTAACGTGATACTTTCGCCAGTCATCTATTGCAAGCAGAAAGCCTGCAACTAGATTGTCACTATATTCTGGTGAGTCATGCTGGCAATCTGCAATAAAATCTGCAAACTGCTCTGCGTAAAACTCTTTTGATCCGTATTTATGTGTCATTCTTCCTCAGTTGTTTTAATTTTGCCATATAAGTTTGGGCGAACATTCCCATAGCCCGATCTGATATCTAAGACCTTTCCTTTTTGTGGCTTGAGTTTATCGTGGTAAGCATCAAAGATATCAACCTTAGTATAGCCACGAACAGCGTCATATATGATGCCATTATTTAGCTGATACTTGACAAGATGAATGTCAGTAGGCAGACCTTTATGGTCAAAGTTATCTGGATCAACTCCAGTTGTATGGACTTGTATTTTTGACTGTTCTTTCTTTGTAAAGTCAAGCATTAGTTATAGATTTTTCAGTTATGAACGATGAAAGAGTTGCAAGCAGAACAGAAGCATAGATATCTCTTCTGTCTTCCTCTAATTCAACATCACCTTGAGAAAATACTCCTACAGATTCAATGCACGCAAGCATAACTAAAGAGTATATAAAAGCAATTAGACGTATATTGCGAAAGTATTTAAGCATATTGTGGAAGATTTTGGTTTGCAGTCTCGAAAAATGCAGGCATCCTGCTAGCTCTAGTGTCAGATAGACCTAACGCCTTACCGGTGGTGTAAAGACTATCCGAACATCCCAACCAGAAGTTTGACGAGAGATGTTTATGATCTGCTTCCCCTTGGAGGGATTGAAGCACCCAAGCGACCGTAGCTCTTCTAAGTTTATTGAGTTCTTTGTCAGTCTTAAGACCGAGCTCTTGGCAGACGATTGTGTTGGCAGCGACGTGGGTTGTTTCGTCTCGGCTAATGTCTGCAGAAGTGGTTCTAAGTCCGGTATCTCCAAGGAATCGGAATATGGGCAGGAGCACGAAGAACACAGACCGTTCGAGGACAACTGCCTTGAGGACTGGGTGCCTGTCGAGTTCGAGCCACGCTTTAGTAATCCTCGCAGCTTCTTTCTCAAATTTAACGGGGATCTGATGTGCTTCAGCCGCGAAATTAAGTGCGAGGTCATGTTTCTCTTCATCTTTTACATTAGAAAGCAGCAGCTCTCTGCATCCTTCGGCCTCAATACCCTGAGGTAGATCACCCTTCATTGCTTCAGCAATAAAGTCACCTACGGGAATCTCAAGGCTACGAAGAGCAAGAGCACGTTGCACTGCTTCTTCGCCACCAGCCAACAGCTGACCAGCAGAGACTTGAACTGGTGTCCAGGTACGCTTGCGCTGATGGAGGTGAATGTATTTAGTTGCTGCTTTGGTCATTTGAATATGTTGTAGGGTTTACTCTGCACAACCCACACATGTAGTGGGGTCATTAAATAAGTCGTAATTAGCGTCAGTATCATGATCTTCAAAAATATCAGAGAAGTCAAAGTTGAACTGATCGTCTAAAGCAACCATGGCATCATCTTTGGCCTGCGTGTTCTGATTAACTTGAAGGCTGTAATACAGTGAGGTCTGCGGTGAAGCTAACCAAGACTGAATAAAGTCCTCATCGTATTGAACAACGTCTGACCAGCTATTGAATGAATAGCCATGGCTGAGGCCGGTGTCGTGCATCATTTGAACGATGCCATTAACTACACGGAAGTAGTTATCCCAACCGACCTGATCTGCAGTTTCTACGTTGCCGTAATCAAACTGTTGAACGCCAAATGTAGAACTGTCCCTATCCACGGTGCGCCCGATTGGCGGTGCAATCTCGGGGGCTGTGGTATAGCCTGCTCGGTCTGTATAACGGTAAGAACAGGAAGCAGTTGGTGCAATTGCAAATGCCCTGTCCATATTGGCAGAGCGTGCAAGTGATGCAGCAACAGAGAAACCTGCGCTTAGTGCTGCTACGATTTTAGTAGCCTTAGGAGTCGCTTGAGGTAACTCCTCAAGTGCATCAGCAAACTCGGCATAAGTCACCTCTTCTAGGGCAAGAAGATTGGCTAGACCCAACAGACCAAGACCTACTTGACGGTCTGCTTCTTGAATCAAATATTCGCCAGTCTTTTCAACACCAGTCTTACCGTGAAGCTCAATCAGCTCACTCATACCAACAGCGAATGCGGTAGAGATATCTTCAATACGACAAGCGCCTAGGTTCAGATGTTGTAGCAAGCAAGTGCCCCGTGACTTAAGAAAGACTTCAAGGCAAACATTTGCGAAGATACGCTTACCGTGTTGGTCATAGCGAATCTTGGCAAGCCAAATGTCACCACGAGCAATGCCTTTTAGTATCTCGTTTTTGACATCATCCGTAGATTCATTCCAAAGAGCAGTCGTCAGATTGACGCAACGCTTGGCCCATGGAAGCTCATGTCGAGGTGTTGTAACAAACTCAAGTATGTCACCATGAGAAATATCAAGATGAAGAACCACAGCTCCGTTCTTGTACACGCCACCTCTGCGGAGTTGTTCATTTAAGCAGCTGTAGATTTTTCCAAATGAGACAGGACCCGAGGCAACCAAGCCTTTACCATTCTCTGTTCCGCTTGGCCTAACATCGGATAAATGTACAGCAACTCCTGCTCCGTAGCGTAGAGCGTGCGAAACAAATCGCCAGCTTGCTTCGATTGAGTCTTGGCCATAATCCATTGAGTCTTGAACATTAATCACCGTGCAGCTCACGGGTAAGCGACTTTCGGGATTATCAATCCAACCTTGGACCCTACCCGTTCTTGCTATTAAATTGTTTGTATCTGCTTTAGTTTCCATCATTTGCTTGAAGTATCATATTGAAGATTGCTAAGTGGCACCAGGTCATACAAATCTGGTTTCTTATAGTTAGGTCCTTTAAGAACCTTACCGTCATCACGGTAGATTGGGTTGCCGTCATCATCTAGCTTACTCATATTAGATTCATAAACACGTTGCATAGCTGTGTCTAGATCTAACCCGTAGGCAGCAGCGAACTGATAACAGACAAAGACTACGTCACTTAGTTCTTTGAGTACTTCGATGTGATTAGCAGGAGTGTTTGGTGCTCCCTCTAAGTCACGTGCAGCTTGGAGAAACTCATTAGCTTCTTCTTCAATAAGACCAGCTTGCATATTGAACAGACGTTCTTTGACAAAGCCATACCTTGTCATTCCGTCAATCATCTCTTGATTGAATGCTTCGCGAAAGGCGATAGCTTGTTCTAGTAATGTCATTTATATTTTTCGGGTTTCTTTAGTGTAACCATTGAACGTTCTACTTTTCACGCAGGGTTATACGACCCCTTCCAAGGTCATATTCACTGAGTTCAACTGTAACTTTGTCGCCGACAAGAAGTTGAATCTTACGTGTGATTAAACGTCCTGACGCACGACAAAGTGCAGTGTGACCAGCTGGTTCATCCAGAGATACATTGAAGTATCCATTACCACTCTCTTTATAGATAGTGCCTTTGGTCTCGATGACCCCTTGCTTACGTTTGCTCATTATTATTCCTGTGTCGATTTTTTTGTGCGATACTTATTCGCTTGCGAGTTTCGGCTGATTTTGGTTTAGACATTCTCTTGCGAGTTTCAAGAGATTTCTTTTTGCCTAACTTACATAGGCTCATATTGCGTCTAGCTTCTGGAGGAATTGTGCGACCTGTAAGTGTCTTACTTATCTGATGCTTTTGTTCTTCAGATATAGTTTTACCTGAATGAACTTCAGACATACGAGCACGGAACTCTTCGCTCCGTTTGTTACCAGATGTGCCTTCCCCGCCGTCAGTAAGATTTCGTAGTATCCCCGTGCCTAAGTCTTTACGACCGAGCACAGCAATCATATAAACCTCGTGCTTGAAAGCGTCGGCTTCAGATAATCCTGTCTTAAGAAAAAGAACTCGTGATTTATCTGCGGGGCAAGGACAGTGGCGATTAGAAGTTCTAAATGCTCTTGGACCTTTACCTTTGCCGATGTAATAAGGCGTCTTATCTTCTCGTAAATAGGCGTATGTATAGTAGATATTCATACATCTATTCTACCTAAAAGGTAGTGATAGTGAGGGATTTAGCCTGCTTCTTCTTGCTCATTAGTTAGTCCGTAGTATGTATATGAATTCACGTTTGCGTTCTCAAAATCCGCAGTCGCTATAAACTCTTCTAACAGATGTTCAATAAGACTGGGTCTACAATCAATAGTTAGTTCAACTTTAAATTTTTTCTTCAACATATTCTTCAAGCCAGCTGTCTTCAGATAGTGGATAGTCATAGTCATCACCGCCGTGTTGCGGTGTGGGGTCAAAGTCAGCCAGGTATTCTTGGTATAACTTGCGTTCTTCAGGTGTCATTTAGGAGAAATCGGTAGAGGTACATTTAAATATTCAGCTTCTTCTATTAATTCAGACTGGGAGTATTCAGCCCATCCGTCATCTAGGAGTCGTTGAGCAATTCCAAAGATGTCTTCTTCAGATAGATCTTTTAAAAAAGCATCAGTAAGTGCACACTTAAGTTCTTGAACTTGTTCGTCTGTCATTCAGGAGGATTTGCGTAGGTGTAAGCGTCGATGGTTGAGTCAAGATTTTCAATGATTGCATTCGCGCCAATGAATCTCTCGACTGCTTCTTCCGTATAGTCACAGTCTTCGTCTCCGTCTTCATCGAGACGGCAAGAAAGTCCCTCGTAGGCCACAACCAAGGTTGGTGTTTTAGTAACCTCAAGTTCCTCTGCAAGGGCTGTGTAGTTACCGTTAGGTGCACGTAGAGGGACGTAATGCAACGTGGCTCTCTGAGCTTCAGTAAGGCAACTGACGTGAGCTTTTAGTCGCTCACATGGTGGGCAATTGGGTTGTGTGAATACATAGAGCTCGTAGGATTTCATCATGATTCGTCTGGAATAGAAAAGTTTTCACAAACGGCATCGCATAACTGCTTAATAACTTCATCTTTGTATTCGACTTCACCAAAGTGAGATTCAATAATACAAGCAATGTCATGCATTAGCTGCTCACGTGCCATTAGCATCTGGTGTAAGTTCATGCTTCTGTGCCATTTGTATAGTAAAAACCTCCAATACAATTACTGGGGTTTGAAACAATAACGTGCCTATTATGTTTGTAGGAACGCATACCATGATGATACACTAGCATCACAGGTTCGCCTACATTTACAGTGTCAAGTCTTGAACACAAGATAGTTTTAATCGCAGGATCCTTACGCTTGTATTGCATCTCAGCTTCGTAGCCGAGGTGCTCATCTTCTTCAAGTGTTGCTGGGTTAAACACAGCTACCATGTGTGGTTCAGACACAGGGATAGCTTCCATCTCAGTGATGTATGGATTCATTTGTTTGATCTAGTTTTGTTGAAGGTGATAATGATTTGGTCTTCAGATTCACCGTTTGAATGCAACACTGACACACGCCTCCATTCTCCATCGAGAATGGAAGCGAGGTTATTTAGTTGTGTTTCAACGATGATTACTGTTTCAGCATCAGTCATTAGTCAGTAGTGATTAATCGATACGTGCAGTAGGGAATTTGACTGAGAAGATCTAATTCTTTTTCAGCAAGATATTGATCTTCAAATGTTTCCATAGGCTTCCACCATTTGGTTGAGCCTTTTGAATCGGTGATGTAACCGATGTGCTGCTCAATCACATAAGTTGTCATGATTTACCGTAAGGGTCAGGTGTCCAGTTAAATGCAATGTTGAAAGCGTCTTGGACATACGCTTCTTCTACTTCCTCGTAGCCTTTGTCTTCAATGTCATGAATCAAATAAGCATTAGTGTGAATGTATTCAGGAATTAGAATTTCTATTTCGCGTAACAAGCGGTTAGCTATGTAGGCACGAAACTTTGTTTGCTCTACAGCAGATAGTGTCATTTAGAAGTAGCAATTTTTTTTGATGTCTCACATAGGAAACCAGAAGGAAATACTTCCTTCAAATCATCTTCTAATTCGAGCAAAGTTTGAAGTTCGTCTGTCTTGCCGTGCAGGTGTACGTCCATGAAATCGAGTGCATTGATTACTGCTGTCCACTCTCGTTTTGTAAGCACGAGGTGGTGATTAATTACTACTGTCATCAAATAACCTCATCATTGGTGTAGTCCATCCAGTCATCTAGATCTTCTGACTCAGGCTTGTTGCCATAGTCAGCGATGTAGTTAGGTGCCCAGTTGATGAACTGATTGACAGACATGATTGCGGCACGCTCGTTATTGCCATAGATATGAACACAGACTTCATATCCGAAGTAAGTGCTTTGTACTCTTGTCTCGATACCTAGTTTTTCTATCTCATAGATCAGGTGAGTGATCGCTTGAGGCTTGTAGGTTACTGTCATAAGTTTGCTTGCAGTGCAGAAAGAATTACGATGTTGTCTGGTAACTGCTCAAGAGCATCATCGATTGCTTCCCGAACATTGGGAGCATCAACAATGATCTCTTGTGTGTAGTCAGTTTTATCGGTGTAACGGATGCGATACTTCATAAGCCTTTAAGCAGGTCAGAAGCAGCAACCGTTGCTTTCATTTCATTAGGATCAATCAGTTTGAGTGGTGGTAAGTAAGACTTCTCAGCTAAATACGTAGCAATCTCAGCTCTGCTAGAGACAGGCATATAGCCAAACAAAAGATTCAACAGTTCGTTGAGATACTCTTTAGGCATCTTTGGTGAGTCTTGTGCTAGCCCTGCATGGCAAAGCTTTACTGCATCGACTAAGTCTTCTTTGAAGACACTTATGTATTCAGATTGAGTCATGAATTATCTCTTTGTAATCGTCTGGGTATTCGTAAAAATGATCGAGTAATGCGAGCAATGTATCAACATTGGTTTGCCCAGGGTCAATATCTATGTGTAAAAGCACAGCGCGTAATGAACGCCGTGCCATAGATAACTGACCTATATCCTTACGGAACTGAGGAAACTCAAAAGTCGGCAGCTACCGTCACAGTCGGCTCAGTAGTAACAACAGCTTCTTCGACTGGACCACCAGTCAAAGCGTGAGAAAGGATCTGCACAGAGTCACGCATGATTGTCTCGACAAGCTGCTTGTTGCCATCAGTACGTGCGTCACGCAGTTGCTCATACAAGTCATTGTCTGACATCTTGGCTTGACCAACGCGGATGCTACCGAAGCAAGGCTTCATCTTGGAGTTACCTTTCCAAGTGTCGAGGTTGAATGGGCAGGTGAGATCACCGCCGTTGAACATGGCCATCAAGCCATTGATGATGCACTGAGACCAGATGGTTGTCAGACCACTGGTGACAAGCACGGTTGTGCCCTTAGAAGACTCAAGGAACACATTGAGCTTGGTGGCATTGAACTCACCGATGTCATCAGCAACACTGATACCAGTGAGTGTGACGTTACCCATACGAGTGAGAGGCTTACCAGACTGCAACATCAGTGCAGCAGGCTCATTGGTGTCACCTAGGTATTGAAAGAACACTGCATCGGAATCCTTGAGGACGCCAATGCCAACCATCATGTCAACACTAGAGTCACTACCGCCAGCAAATTCTGCGACAAGTGCTGCTGCTGGATCGATTGTTGCGGTGCTAAGAACAGTCATCTGTAGAAAAAATATAAAGGAACAGATACCCACGAATGGGCATTACGAACTACAGCCCCCGGTAGGGGGCATAGAAGTTATTTGTTTGAATCTTGTAGAAGTAACAGCTGATAGTCAGCTTGCTGCCGTAGCAATAGCCATACAAGCAGAGGAGAAACCTCTTCTGCTACGCATAGCTCTTCTACTTTATTTTTGACGCATTCAAGGACGTCATAGACGTTGCTTACAGACGCTGCCATCAGGCAACATCTGAAGTGACTAAGCCTTCAAGCTCAGCAAGCTTTGCAATTGAGAGATAGTGAAGGACAGTCCAGGCTTTCTCGCCTGAGATTTGCCATTGATCGCAACTGTATTGAATCGTGTCTTCAATTATTTCAGTCAGCTCTTGAAGCTGCTCGCGTGACATTTCCATGTGATTTGAGATATAAACGACAGACCATTCGTTGGTCACTTTTTAATCATAGCCCCCAGTCGGGGGCATTGGGTCAGTATTTACCAGGAGTAAATGTTAAACATCAGGCAAGGTCCTCCGTAGAACCCGCCTGGAAAATTAAAATACATAGTTAAACTCCATCAAGTTTGTCAAGTGCGTCTTGTGCTTTACAAGCGCGTCGCTCACTAAGAAGCGGAAGCATCAGTTCTAAAACAGAACGAACTTCTGCAGAACGACCAAGTCGCCACTGCCAAGTAGGTTTCCAGTGAGCTGGTTTAGCTTTGTAGCTTTTGGGACCAATGGTGCCTCCGAAGAGTTGTTGCATACGTTCAAGAATATCCAAATCTGATTGGGTCATTCCAATACGAACTGAAACACATTTAGGGTGAAGAACAATATAACCTTCACCTTCAAAAACACCAGTGGCCCACGCAATATCGTGGGTCATAGTATTAATTCCAACCCACTTATTCTAACAATAATAGGCGCTAGTTGCGCCCATTAGTTAAAAGATACCAGGGATAATATCGCCTGTTAGTGCATAGGCCCCAATGGCTGCAATAACGCCAAGCATTGCTAGACGACCGTTGAGCTTTTCTGCGATTTCGTTGTGTGTCACTTGGACCTCCATGATTTGCATTTGTGGTTCTTTGGCCCAGAGATTCTGTTGGCCGCGTTCGTTACTTGTTACAGTCATTTTAAATTTTATCTAGATGATCAAGAGTATTGAGAGCTTTGTATGAACGACGCTCGCCAAACCAAGGTAATAGTTTAGTTAGCACGTCGTAGCATTGTTCTTTAGAAGTCACTTGCCAAAGCCAGCAAGGCTTGTGATGTGCTTTGTACTGTTTACGTTGATATACATTACCTCCTAGCACTTGTTGAATGCGGAGAATAATATCGTAATCAGTCATTGCAACTTGAAGGGCTGCACTGCTGGGTCTATTTGGGACAAGGTTTATAGAACCTTCTCCTTCAAAAACTCCAGCTACCCAAGCGATATCATTCACTTAGCCTCCTCTTTAGTATCACTTAACAATTGTAGTATAACTTCATAATCGTTATACCGTGGGTTCTGAATAGATACGTGGTGGTACATATAGTAAGCCACTGCATGTCTCACATCATTCAGTTGTTCTTTGTTTAGGTTCATTGCATTAAAAAAGGCCCTATGTAATAGAGCCTAGTTGAATTAACCAATAGATGGTGCAATCAAGGCCACAGGTGTGGCGCTAGTTGACGCAAGATCGAGCGGGAAGTTGTGGGCGTTCCTTTCATGGATCACTTCAAAGCCAAGATTGGCACGATTCAGAATGTCAGCCCAAGTAGGGATAACATGATCTTGAGTGTCAAGAATTGACTGATTGAAGTTCAGTCCATTCAAGTTTGCCGCCATTGTGCTAACGCCCAGTGCTGCACACCAGATACCAACAACAGGGAATGCTGCCAAGAAGAAGTGAAGTGAACGAGAGTTATTGAAGCTTGCGTATTGGAAGATTAGGCGACCGAAGTAACCATGCGCTGCAACGATATTATACGACTCTTGTTCTTGACCGAACTTGTAGCCATTGTTTTGTGATTCGAATTCAGTCGTTTCACGAACAAGTGAAGAGGTAACAAGTGATCCATGCATTGCAGAGAACAGTGCGCCTCCAAATACTCCAGCTACGCCGAGCATATGTAGAGGGTTCATCAAGATGTTGTGCTCTGCTTGGAAAACCAACATATAGTTAAAAGTGCCGGAGATACCAAGAGGCATGCCATCGGAGAATGAACCTTGACCGATAGGATAGATAAGGAATACAGCAGTAGCAGCGGCACAAGGTGCAGTAAAAGCTACAAAGATCCAAGGACGCATACCTAAGCGATAGGAAAGTTCCCACTCACGTCCGGCGTAACACCAGACTCCAATAAGGAAGTGGAAAATAATTAGCTGATAGCAACCACCGTTGTAGAGCCATTCATCGAGAGATGCTGCCTCCCAAATCGGATACATATGAAGACCGATTGCATTGCTGCTAGGGACAACAGCACCAGAGATGATGTTGTTACCCCACAGAAGAGAGCCAGAGACACCTTCGCGAATACCATCGATGTCCACAGGTGGAGCAGCGATGAAAGCAATGATGAAGCAAGTAGTGGCCGCAAGCAAGCAAGGGATCATCAATGTGCCGAAGAGTCCGACATAAAGACGATTGTTAGTGCTTGTGACCCAGTTGAGATAAGAATCCCAGGTATCCTTAAGGGGATTAGACCTGGGCGTGAGAATAGTTGAAGACATTTAAATAAGACATTGTTTGTGTATTAAGGCGAAGTACTCGGGAGGTTATCCCTACTTCATAATTCTACACGTTATGTCTTGATATGCGCATAAGTGTTATTACTTAGTCTTGGAAGAAAGTTTCAGCAAAGGATGCAACTTTCAAGTCATCGAAGTCTGTAGGAATATGACGAGATAGGCGATTAGCAGGACTGATACGGCAATCATTGATTCTTGCATCTGCAATTAATCCGTTTAGTTGACGTCGCTCATTTTGTGTGTGAGGGTTTCTGTAATGGTTGTTATCAAGCTTTGCTTGTCTGTAAGTTCTGGACATAATTCACTCCGTTTCGTATAGCAGGAGCATGGGATTTGCTCCCGCTTATTTACACTTTATCGCGGAACACTAACCGTTGTGAGTTACAGAAACGTTACGGTAGTTGTTGCTACACCAGGACCCAGCAGACCAATGCGCTTAGCAGCGCCGTAAGAAAGGTCAAGCTGACGATTACCGATATACGGTCCTCTGTCGTTGATGCGGACATCCACGCATCCCGAATAGCAGACACGAAGTCTTGTACCAAACGGGAGGGTTTTGTGAGCGGCGGTGTTGGCATACATATTGAATGCTTCACCGTTGGCAGTTGTCCTGCCGTGGAAGTAGTGAGCGTAATAGCTAGTAAGCATGGTGCTGTTAGCTGCGTTGCTTTTAATAGGCAAAGCTGCAGACAACAAACATGCACTAGCAATTAAGCCAGTAGTAAGTTTCTTTAACATAACAATTAGGTATATTTAACTACGCACTAAGTAAGTACGAATATAAATGTTAGCAAATCAATGAATAGTTAACACGTAAGAATTGACATGTTAACTATCAGACAAGCGAAAGTAGTTCTTTAAGTCTCTTTTCAGCAGCTCGTTTTACTGTTACAGTTGAATCTTGAAGTAATTTGATTAACAAGCTTTTGTTTTCAGTTTGTTTTGCAATTCTTTCTCTGACATGATAATACTGATGACTTGCTAGCTTTTGTTCAACTAAGGCAGGTATACATGGATTTTCTGAAAGCCTAAGAGCAGTATTAACACCACAAAATTTAGATTGTGTAATCCAGGCAAGTACAGCAGGGGACTTAGATCTGAAACAGAATTCTAGTCGATCATTAAAAGTTAATTTAGAAATTAATTCATTCAACTCATCTACATTGATAGCTGCAAATTCGGTAGTCATAGTTTTATATAAATAGATTGAATGATAAACAAGCTGCAGTTCACCTCATAAGCGAACTGCGAAACTTTAACTACGCACTAAGTAAGTACGAATATAAGTGTTAACAGATAGTTAAATACTGCACGGGTGATCAATTCCCGTGGCCCTTGTGATCGGGACTTAATGGGGATGTTTAGAACAGAGCCCCGACTATTTGATTATAGATCAGTAATCACTTCTTTGGTCTACGATCCTCAGGATCCTTGTCCATTAGATATATAGCGATGTCTGAAATGTATTCAATTTCATCCTTCTCTTGACGGGATCGAATCAATGGAGCGTGGGTGTAAACTCTCTCGCGTGGAGAATAGTAATGTGGCATAGGTGTGAACATCATGATTTAAACAAGAGAGAGCATTTATTTGTAGTAATCAATGCTTTCGTCCTCATCCATCACAGTTGTGTTATCCGAGGTAGAAGAACGCCAAGCTTCTTTAAGGTTGTCCCATTCAATCTCGTGGACCTCCATAGGACAATCAGCAAGCTCAGCACGAGTCACTGACTCAAGCAGTTCGTCGTGATCTTCAGGAAGTTCATCACGTTCGACAGTAAGAACAAATGACGTAACAACGTCATACATAATCTTGATTTTCATGATTTATAGAGTAAATAATTAACAGACATTTACACCTTCGATAAATTCATATCGATAGACGCCATATTCACAGTCACACAAATCACTTGCGTGATGTGCGTAAGCACGGGCAGTACGTAGGTCATCAAAGAATAATTGACGACTTGGACAGGAGTAGTCATAAACTGCACCTGTACCGTCATACGCTGCATCGCCACGTATCACTACAAACCGAGCGTTTGCCCGAAGGCAGGATTTACGCTCTAGTTCGTGACACCTCTGTAAACGAGCGTCATGGGAACGGTCGTGATTGTATTTATACGCCATATCAAACAAGACGGAGACTAGGCCGTATTGAGAATTGAGTAGTAATTTTCATAGAAGGTTTGAATTTCTTTAAAGGTTGCGTCTGATTTCATACGGTTAGCCTTGTGAGAAATAATCCACACATTGCCTTTGACATACCCAAGTTCTGGACGTTTGCGGTCAATAGTTGGACTAGTGTCGCAAGTTTTGCCGTTGCCAGAAGTAATTGGTATGCCTAGAAGAGGACAAGTGTCTGGTATCTCAAGGTCTCGCCAAGTAATGTCAAACGGAAGGTTGTTATCTTTCGCACGACGCTTAGCGTGAGAGACAAGGTTATAAAGTTGTGTCTTGCTTTGACCGTGATTACGGGAGCAAGTGGAACAACTGCTAGGTTTGTCACTAAGCCAGCGTCGAGCACCTATTTCATAAGTATTACCACAGACACATTTGATAGTAAGTTGGTGAGACTTGCGTTTATCTTTCCAATGTTCCATAACTTTTTGAGTTATGTCAATGATTGTCAAGTTATCACGAGTATCACCTATATGTATCTGTTCAGAGACTGCAGTAAATCCTTTTCGTATAGTCATTATCACTTAGCTTATACCTCATTCTAACTAACTGGAATGTAATTAGTGAGGTAAAGTATAAATGAAAGACCACATTAGACAAGCGAAAGCATTGCCTCAGCTTCTTGAATAGCACGTCTGCTTATAGACAGACCACCACCAAAGTTAGCCCTAGCAAATTGACGACGTTGCTGAGAGCGTGTTCCAATCTGCGTGCTTGTTTCTACTTCAGTGATACTGTTGACTGCGCTCCACATGGTGTAGGGAGCAAACTCACGCTGACCTAAGCCACCGGTATAGGCACGACGGAGCTTGGGATACTTACGTAAGTCATCGATCTGCTTATCTTCAGGAATCTCACTGGCGTAGACACGCTCTAAGAGTTCACGGAAGTCAGCTTGCTCAATAGGTGTCTCGGCAAACTGACGGAATAGTTCGACTTCATTATTGAATGTCTCACGTGCAGTATCGATTGACTGAATCAGTTGATCGAAGTTGTCATTAGCACCAGTCTTGTGACGGATGCTCACTTTTGCAGTAGCAGCAGACATAGCTGCAGCAAGGGTGTTAGTGCACACAACACGGATGTTGGTGAACATTGCACCACAGCCAGTCTTACCGTCATGGCCTAGGAAGCCAACGATGCGGCGTTTGACTGTGTCACCACGGACGATGTCCTGCGTCGCACCACGGAGTGTGGCGGTAAAGCAGACTTTGCCACCATCTGATAGAACGACGACGGTGTCCATGTCAACCTCTTCGCGGATGAACTCCGCCATGCGTAGGAGACTTTCGTTCTGTACGATTTCGTACTGCTTACTGACGATGCCAAGCAAGTCTTGGGTGTCAGTGCGGACGAGACCGTAGGCACCTGATGGCTCACTTGTGAAGCGGATAGCTTCTGAGTCAGAGAGCGGATGTCCGATGACTTCTTTTGGATAAGTAAGCTCTCGTTTCTCGACAGTGAAGAGTGCGTTCGCTGTTTCAAACGCTTCTCGCGCTGGGAGTGTGCCTTCGGTGACGACACCTTGGCCGTGCCACGCACGCTCTCCGTTGCCGAGCCAGCCGGATGTGAAATTAGCAGGGGACATTGATTGACATATATAGGACAAACCCCAAATGGGGCACAAACGAATAAAGCCCCCGATAGGGGGCAATCTGAAGGTATACATGCGACAGTCGAATGTCTCTATTTAGTGTTCGACTCTGCACATTTTGAATCCACATTTACAGTTCTACATTTGTGCTGTAAATGATCTTTTATGGCTTGCATTATGCAATCTTGGAGAGTTGTATCGTTCGCTACAGCATGAAGCTTGAGCTCTCTATGTATGTCCGGTGGAACCATCACAGTTATACGTTTGATAAGCCCTCGAAGAAGCAATAAGGATATGTTACAGCTCTATGAGGATAATGAGCCCGAAAGTGCGAAATTTATCAGGAAAGCATTAACAGCACTGCAGTTTTACAGTTTTACAGTTATACAGCAGCTTTGACAACATCAGAGACCCAGCGACCAACGCCTTCGTCATCGACGACGTACTTACCCTTCTTGCGTAGGTTCTTAGCGTTAGTTGTCTGACGACAACGGCGTAAGTTCTTAATGCGGTTATCTGCAGGGTCACCGTTGATGTGATCAATCACATATTGACCAGGGTCCTTACGGTGAAACATAAAGTAAACGATGCGATGTAATAGGAAATGTATCCTTTTGACATACACGTAATTTGTATCCTCTTCCAGAAGTCCAACTGCGCCAATAGCATTGAGCTCACTGGGTTCTGCTCCTTTCTTAATAGTCCACCAGTATTGGGGTCATAATCATAAAGAGAGAGTAAATGTTCTAAAGGAGGTAGTTTTTTGTGTTTCTTTTTCATCTTATAATCGCTTGATATGACTAGTCTAACAAGCATTTGTATAATTGTGAAATAGAGTTAATTACTACGCTGCTACACAAACTACGCTCGATTCTAATAAAGTCCTTTTTTAATAGGCAGTGGCCTTCCCTCTATAGATGTATTTTTTCAGAAAGGGTTAGGAAGTAGCGTAGCTAGCGTAGTTTTGTAGTTTTTAGTTCGTAGGTTTAATGTTAAAGTCTTTGATAGCTTTTTTCTTTTGATTAGCAAGGAACGAAGAAGCTGCTTGTACAGGGGCAGGTGGTTTTTCATCAGCAGAGATATCAGAGCCGTTGAAGTTCAGTGCGCCATCGTCAAACCGATAGTTACTGTTGTTACCTATTGGATTAGGCGTGCCTTGAAGCTTCAGTTGATAGTCTGTATAAAAATCATCAGCGCCACCGTAGATATCTTGTGAAGTCTTACCAGAGAGAATGTCGTTCTCATACTTACCAACACGTGCTTTAGCCTGTTGGATTTCAGGTGAGTGAACGACTTCTTCTTTTTCAGTTATAGGTTCAGGAGCTTTTTTAGGGTCTGCATTAGCTGTCAGGTTATCAAATAAGCCATCAAGTGCATTAATAGAGAGACCGTCAGGATTTCCTTCACGTTTTTCATCAGCAGCTTCTTGCCCTTCCATAGCAGCATAAGCATCCCAAACCTTATCAGAATTGCGAAGTTTTTCGTAGTTATCGTCTGTCAAATAACCTTCACCAAGTAAAGCATTTCCTTTGGTTTGATTATCATCTGTTGCACCTGTGGATTTATTAAAACCAGATCCAACATCACTACCGTCTGCAAGACCAAAATGATTTTTCAAATCATCAGAGTTCATTGAGTTTCGAGTATAGTTTTTACCATCCCAAGTACTTGTTGCAGTACTAGGTGCATTATTAAAGTTATCAATCTCATCTTGATTAGAGACAACATTATACGTTTTCTTACCAAACTTAGTTGGACCACCAGAGGCATTGAGTGAGCTCAGTTGCTCGGATGTATAGCTAGAGGGGTCAAACCCTTCTGTTGAATAGTCATTAGAAGAGTTGTATTTGTTCTTAGAAAGTTTGTCGTCAAGGAATGCTTGTGCTGCATCTTTATTAGCACTGTAGGAAGTTTCACCTTTATATACAGACATTGGATAATAACAAGAATATATCTATTCTAAATTATCTGAAGTTGTTTAGGACAAGGTTCTTTTTGTTAGAAAAGAAGTTCTGTGCTGCTTCGTCAGATTTATTGACAGGGTCAAACGTGCCATTAGCGAAGTAATTGTTATCTGTAGTGTCTACGTTATTAGGTAAATCTAAGTTTAGGTTAGGAGTAGACTTCTCTCCTTCAGTACTATTACGAGCGTCAAAGTCTTGGGTGTAAGCACTTAGTAAATCTTGATCATTGCCGTACATTGATTTAGATGTTTGATCATTAAGTATTTCACTTTTGTATTTAGCCACACTTGCTTTAGCTTGTTGAATCTCAGGTGAGTGTTTGATAGGTTCAGGTTCAGGCTTAGGCTTAGGCTTAGGCTTAGATTTAGGGGCAGGAGCCGGTGCTTTTTGAGGAGCAGCTTTAGGTTGAGATTCTTTACCGTAAATAGTGCGTTGCTCTATTTTATAATTTGTACCATCTTTACCGGCACCATAGCGAACACTAACGTCACCAGTGCCACGTGCGACCATATTATTGCCACCTGTAAAGCTGTAGCCCTCCTTAAGTTGACCGTACTTATTGTAGAAATCGTTATTACGATTAAGTCCAGTATGTGCAGTACGCCTTCCCATGATATTAACAAGTTACATGTTTAATACAGACATTATATCTAGTATTAAATGACAGTTAAGTAGGCAAACCTTCTTTTAAGAAGTTACGGCAGTAAGACATTCCATACTCCCATGCATAGGGAGGCATAGCATAGCTAAACGCAAAGAGTTTATCTTTTGCACGTTCCAAACGTTCTATACCTACGGCTTGTAAGCAGGCAAGAGAAGAACGGAGAAACTCTTCATAATCTTCGTCAGAGCCCTGCTTCATACCGCTTACATAATATTTGCGAACCAATGCCATAATGTCTTTGGTAGGTTCAGCAAAGTCAATCGTTTCGTTTTCGAGAACAATCTGCATTCGTTTGATAGAAGACATACTAAATCCCATAGCTTTGCGGGTGTCTTCAACAGACAGAGCGTCAGGTGTTTTGTCGCGGAAGGCGAATTGTATAATTCCATTCGAAGTTTCAATAATTCGAAGGATGGCTAGTTTATCTAGCTCTTCGTCAGGCAAGCTTTCGAATAATTCAGTCCAGTTATGTTTATTAGTCATATTCAGTAGTACTTATAACGAGGCATAGCAGATTCGAACTGCTAATAATAGATAGACAATCTATTGTGATAACCGTTTCACTAATGCCCCAATAAAGCAAGTCTAGCTACTTAAATAATAAGTAGTGACCTGCTTGTGTATTTAAGTCAGAACGGAACGCCAGTGATAGAAGGGTCATAAGGTCGAGCCGTATCGATATACTCTTTGATACTTTTCAGTGTCTGATAGGAGTAACCATAAGCTCCTGCATATGAGGCAGTGCAGTCATCCTCTTCAGTAGTTTCAGAGAATGGACGAGGGCTACCACAGATGTTGATAGCACGAACGAGCATTTCATCAATACGTTCGAGGTTGAACGATGAGATGAGGCAATAAGATTGTTCCATAGGAAATATAGAGAACACAAGCGACTAAACCGCCCGATAGGGCGGAAGGGCTGTTTAACTGAAGCCACTCATAAACTGTGAGGCCATATGGTCTCTTAGTTGATTGATACGGTCAGTGTCATATTGTTGAAAGTTGCCGCGCTTCTCTGCTTTCTTGTAGTAGTGAAGAGCATTAATGAGAATCGTGTAGTCTTCTATAGATAGAGAAATATTTATGTTCATACAGTATCAATGAAGGATTAGAGCAGCGGCTATAGAGCCGACACAAAAGCCAGAGAAAAGGGAAAGAATTGTTGTGGTATGCACTGTTAATATATCAATTACTTTTCTAATTTAGCTCTGATTTTTGTAGCTTTTTTAATAAGCTTCTGAGCGGTGTCTCTATCAACACAGGAGTCAGCTTTAGCGTAAGTTTTCGCAAGCTTTTTCAATTGTTTATGTTCATTCATAGGTCAGGAGTTACGGATGCAGAACCGATAACGGTGTCATATTTTCCATCGTAATCAGGCTGCTGTGCCAATAAATGTAAGGGAGTACAGTCGTGAATTGCTTGCTCAGTTAAGCCAGTGATAAGGTCGTTGCCTTGCTTATCAATACTTTTGTATAAGCCAAAGCGTGTCTCGACGACACGGTAGGAGCCGTGTTCACAAGTGAACCAGGCATAGTTATCAGTAGAAACAGTGAGAATATCTTTCTTTTTAGTCTTTGTAGCAGTTGTCATGAGTTGTTCTCCTGTGTTAATTCATTTTTTGTATACAGATTCCATAGGATCGCGACCGGCTAAATTCCAAGGATCGTTATCTGGATAAGGATAGACATACATGCTATAATATCCTGTTGATAACCATTCCCAGAAATCTTCACGACAACAGTTTTCCGTATCAAAACGAGCGTACCAACAGTCTCCAAAGTTAACAATCCCGTAGATAAACTGTTCCCAAGTAGTTGATTGAGTCATTTCCAAGTTCGAAGTTTTACAATGTTAATATTAGTTAACGCTGGACTTTATATACTTTTTCAGGGTGCTGATTCCAGTAGGCATCGTTAGTTCTCAAGTGAACTGCATCGATACCTTGTAAGTTTTCGCTAGTTTCTTTAATTGTTTTTCTGGATTCATAAGTCAGGTGTCACAGTAGCTTTACCTATAACGGTATCGTAACGTTTGTCATAGTCAGGCTGCTGTGCCAGTAAATGCAGAGGAGTGCAATTGTGAATTGCTTCTTCAGTTAATCCAGTAATGAGATCATTATTTAGCTTGTCAACACTTTTGTATAGACCAAATCGAGTTTGAACTACGCGATACTGGCCGTCAGCACAGGTGTGCCACTCATATGAATCAGGTGTGACAGTAGGGATAGTTTTAGTTTTAGTTGGAGCTGTAGTAGGCATTGTCTGATACGGCTGTTGTTTACTTAAGGATAAGAAAAAATCCCTCCGTTAGGAGGGAAAAGACTCAAGCGACAGCTGGAGTTGGGTCTACTGCAGGAACGGAAGTGCCAGTCCAGAATGAACTTTGGCCCTTATAAGCAAGCGGTGCCTTTCCTTGTGCTTGCCAGAAGGACAGAGGAAGACGCACAGTTTCAACACCGTTGTCAGAAAAACGACGCTGTGCTTGCAATAGTGCAATCACTTGATCAACTTGTGATACAGGGATTGATACAAATCCAGAAAGCTGAGGAGCTCTAGGATTACTGTTGTTGCCGTTGAAGAGAACAGCGTTGAAGTTCGTGTTAGACATTTAATTATTAATAATGGACACAGATGAAAAAAGCCCCCATATAGGGGGCAATTGATGTCATCCAACAGAGGCTTTACAACCACGAACCCAGGTCAGCTTGTGCTGAAGGGCTTGAGGTGTTTGATAAACCTTGATCAGATACTTAACGGAGAACCGAGTACCTGATTCTTCCTTGAGTTGCTTGGCAATAGGAAGCATTGATTGATAAGCCATTTGAGTTTCGTGAGAGGAGAAGTTAGAGCGTGTACGGGTAAAGCGTCAGTAAAATCTTTTCTGGAACGGTCAAGGATATTTGCAGCGTTCATGTTTTTGTATATATACAACATACGTCCATCGATTGATGATGAACACACTGAAAGAAAGCCCCCGTTAGGGGGCAATGGATGTTATTGATTAAAAACTAATACTTTTGGTCCAGATGTATGTTTTAACAATTAAATCATGAAAGATTCTGTTATCAAATAAAACATCTGAATTTCCAAAGTAAAATTCAGTTATTGGCATAGTAACGAGGTGGTCGTCGTTAAAAGCGTCACGATAGCCATAGTCATTGGCTAGCAATGGACGAAGAATTTGCTTAGATACTTTTTCAAGACTCTTAGCATCCATATTTAACGAAGTCATTTGCAAAACAGTGACTTCTTTGATGAGTTTGTAATTATCATGTCGAGAAATCAATGTAGAGACTCGTTCAAATACATCATTAGAATACCCTGGTTTTAAGTAACTACATCCATCGTGAAAATTAATTGCGTAGAACTCATCTATATTGTTAGACGAGTTTGCAGAAGAACGTGTACGTTTTTAGAGCATGTTCAAACTGCTCTTTGATTTCTTTACGAGTAGAACCCGCTGTAATAATTCTGTGTCTAGTGTCAAACTCAGCGCTTTGAAAAGATTGCGTTGCGTTTGTTTGCGAAGATAGAGAGCCGTAGGAGGCCATGCAAAAGATGCAAAGTGCAACCAAAAAAATCCCACCGTTAGGTGAGGAATTAGATGTTATGCAGCAGAAGACCTGCGACGAGTCACGAGGTGAAATACCTCAGCGGATTAGGCTTGTGTGACTTAAGTTGACCAAAAGATCTCCTACCAACCACAGTTGAATGAACAATTGTGGGATTGGGAGCACTTAGTTGCTGGCCTGGACTGAGTACCGGTAGAACCGATAACCCCAAAAGAAACAGTGTTAGCCATGAAAGTGATTCAAGCAAAGGTTAATATGGAATGTAAGTCGCTACACAGATTGCCATGTTACTCGGCATGAAAGTCTGTAGATAACTTTGCAGTGTTTGACAGGTTTACGTGCGGTGCGGTGTCACACGCGAGCTCGGCGTTTATACTCTTGAAGATCCGCTTGACAGAGTGTTGGGTGCACAAGAATGTGCACTAAAGAACACAAGAGAAACAAAACCCCCGATAGGGGGTAATGTTGTTACTCAGAGTCTGATCAGACCTAAGATGAAGTCATTGTCCATGCTGATGTCATGAACAAGGGTATAGATAGCTTGAGCTTTACCAGCATCACGTAGGAGACAGGTAGCAAACTCAGTAGCTGCTTCATCTTGTGTCAGAGTCAGCAGTAGCAGGCATAATCTCTTGAGCGAGATCTGTGTGCCATTTAACCCATGACATTGCCATAGCAAGCATCATGCATTTTTCGACCATAGGGTCTTTGCACTTACGAGTCATGCCACGGAGAGTTTCCATAGCAAGCTCTTGAACTTCAGTTGCAGTGAGACCATCGTAAAGAGGCTTCTTCAACTGGAGTTACAGCCTTCTTAGCGAATGACTCAAGGTCAGACATAGAGATTGAATCAGGGATACACGATTGAGTCATGTGATATAGACTAAAGAACACAGATCGAAAAAAAGCCCCCAATCGGGGGCAAGTGTTGTTAGTTGAGATCAAACATCAGCCATAGATGAAGATCGTTACACAAAGGAAGTAGATCATTGATCAAACTTCTGCTAACCAACGGCCAGCATCGTGTAACTTTTCACCTATAAGAGCAATAACGAGACCGACGTTATGTAATTCCAGCCGTCACGTGCGCGTTCAAGTTGCAGTTTCCAGTCAATGGAGTCTTGACAAACATAATACCTGTCAGGAATGACTTGAGCTGGAGGGAAAGCAAGTGCTTCTTTATTAGAAGAAGAAGCTATGTAGTCATTAGAAATATCTAAAGGACACAATTGAAAAAAGCCCCCGATAGGGGGCAAGAGGTTCTATTATTGGTATCTACGGTTACCATACGATTCCTTACGAGCGAAGGAGTACGTAAGGATGACACCGGTTGAGAGGATACCTAGCGAACCGATCACTGCAAGGACAGGATAGTGTTTGCTGAGTCATAAGTACAGTCATACTTAGTTTGAGAATGCACGGTAGGGGTACTGAAGCTGTGAATACATACGATCTTCTTCGATCATGTCAAGCAACATACGTCGCCTGTCATAGTTGTTCTTGGAAGATCTCTTCGTATTCGGGTGTACCAACAGCTTCTGATCGGGATCCAGAGGTAAAGTTCATAGTTAGATATATGAATGAACACGAATTGACAAAAGCCCCGATAGGGGGCATTAATGTATCAACCATAAGTGAGGACAGAATTGACCTAAATACCAGTTCGAGAGTGTTGCCTTAGGGAGGTCACCGAAGGCACCCCAGCGTCCTGTACTGCAGTCAATGTGAGCAACTTGAGGTAGCATTAGGATAATCAACATCGAGGATCGCAGATAGAGAATTACTAGAGGCAGCAGTTTTGATGATAGCAAAGCTTGCTGCCGTCACGAGTAGCTGACACATTGACCTTGACCTACTTGTGCTTTAGTTCTTGTAGGAACAGGAGCAGCGTTAGTAGGATTGAAGTCATGAATGCCTGCAGAGACAGGTAAAACAGAGGCGGCAGAGAGAACGAGCGCCGAGAGTAGAGATTTTCATAATTTGTTAGAGGAGAATAGTAGGACTGCTTCTTTATGTAGGGGTCTTATTAATGTATTACTTTGGTACACCAAGATTTGACTAAGCTAGCTAATTCATCAGCTGAATAGTGAGCTGCGCCTGCAAATGCTTCTAGTTCAATCTGATGAGCTTTCGAGCAGGATAAAGTTACTCTTTGATCTCGATTAATATGACCAGATCGCAAGAACTTGTGATACCCACTGATTGACGTTCAGTAGGATTGATAGCTAGTGGAACGATACCACGTGGATCACCACGACGTAGAGCTGCACAATGTTGTAAGCACATGCATCGTTTCATGGCGAACAGTGTCATGCGTTTCGAATGCATCAGGTTGACCTTTATAACAGATAGACATCAACTTGTCTTAGTGGTATACCTACCTTGCATAACCGTCGCTAGAACCAGTGAGCAGATTGTATTCAACAGTTATACCGTAATCATCTAGAGTTTCTAGAAGATTGACAGTACCAGCATCGACTTTAGCGAGTGCAGGGAGTGGACATAGAAACAGCGGCCACTAGCGGCAGCAGCCATAGATTGCGGAATAGTTTCATGGATGTAATTAGGTGATAGAGTTCATAGCAGCTGATCTGATATATCGTCAGCTTCTGCTTGTGTAAGAGTGCCCCAGAGAACACTCTCATTAACAGCTTCAGCTACCTCTTCACACATCAGCTCGTCATAACGAGGAGTAGCTTGTGTAGGTAGAGGTAAGACGATAGACAGAGCTATTAGTATGTTTAGGGATAAAGTATGCACGGCTTCTTTATATATAGGCCCTTATTTAGATATTAACTATTTACGCGATTTTTGCGGGCGGCCTTTTAAGACCTACGCGAATCGCACGACGAATAACCCCCATCCGGTAGGACAGGGGAGGGTACTTAGAAGCCAAGAAGCTCTAAGAGTTCATCGAAGTCACCACGATCACGAGCCTCATAGGATTCGTACTCATAGTGCATGGGAGTCATATCATCCACATTGATCTCATGATCAACAATGGCGATATTACGAGTGGAGTAGTAAGGCATTGTGCACTTAAGAAAGGCACAAAGGGAAATACCCCCTGATAAGGGGGGAATAGAGGGATCAGAAACCGGAACTGAAGAGCTTTACGTCAGCCTGTTCAGGACTAACGATGTTGAGTAACCGACGCTTATCCTTAGACTTGGAAGCCATCATTGCTGTACCAACGCCAGCGGCTGGTAAAGAACTAATGATACCTAAGTCAAGGAATGCGAAAGGTAAGGAGACAACACCGAGGCCAAGTCCAACCCAGAAGGGTGTCCATTCGCCAGTACGGTTAGCAACTACACCAGGCCAAATAGGACCAGTGAAGTAAGCACCAAGGAAGTAAGCCCATCCACGACAGCGAGCAGTCTGGAGGTCCTTCACTTGTTGAACCTTAGCCAGGTACTCAAGAGTTTCAGTAGAGGTGGTTTCAGGAGTTGATGTAGTCATTGAAGATATAAATGATGAACACAATGATTCAAACCCCTCGATAGAGGGGAATTGTTATTCTTAGTACAATAAATATACTACTAGTTATGTAAGTAATGCGTAAGCAAATTATGGATAGCCTGCGAATGGCAGGACAGAAGGTAAGAAACTTCGATGATGCATACGCTAGTAAATTAGCTGAATACATCAGTGGGTTTAAGCCAAAGCAAGCAAGCATGGGACAAGGTGTCCAAGCAGCAGCAGGCTTAGTAGCTGGGGCACCAGCAACACGGAAGTTTGCGGTAGAGGAGGAGAATGACATACTCCGAGCCTTAATGGGATTATGGAGTACCAGCAGTTAATGCTGGAGTCAGGTACGGCGTACCAGCCGCAGGTTTAATAGGAGTGAGTTCCGGTATTGGTGCTTTGTACGATTTGGCATCACAAACACCAGTCATGGGCAATAATCCACAGTAAAAAACCCCCCCCGTGAGGGGGGAGAGAGTATTAGGCAGCTGCAGGTTCAGCTGATACAGGTTCAGGAGATGTATCAGTATTGAGGACAGTGACAGGGACAGGAGTCTTCTTCTCTTCAGCCTTCTTGTCCATAGCTTTGACAAGAGACTTAGCGTAAGAGAAAGAACCACCAACGACCATAGAGTCGATAGAACCGTCAGCTTGCTCAAGACCAACATCAAAGATGTCGTACTGAGAGTCAGTAGTTGATACACGCTCGAATAGACGGACAGAGACGTCTTGACCAGGGATTTTGAAACGCATGAAATACACAAGTAAATGAACAACCCTGAATAGGGCACACCGACCTAAAGCCCCCGGTAGGGGGCATAGTCTGTTAGTCAGTTACATAAGCAACTGCGAGCACCAATGAATGCACATGGGAGCAGATACCAGAGGTGAGTAAATTGCCACATGATGAATGTGTGATAGGCATCAACTGTAAAAAACAGAAGGATGGAAGCAATAGCTCCAACACATGCACCAGTGAGGATAGATTGTTGAAGTGTCATCTGATGAACAGATAAAGAACACAATGAAATAAAGGCCCGTTAGGGGCCATAGGGCTGTTAGATAGCAAGACTTAACTGTTGAACCAGTTCAGTTGATTGCTTCTTATAGTGATAGTCATTGATGAACTTAGATGTACAAGCATCCATCTGCTCAAGGTTGGCGAAGAAGATCTTCTTACCACGAGGACCAATTGCAGCTAGCCAACCAGAAGATAATTGACCGAATGTCCACTCAGAGATACCGAAGCGGCACTTCTTCGTGAGAGTTGTGTTGTACTTGCATCGTTGATGAAGTAAAGAACACAAAGGAAAAAACCCTCGTGAGGAGGGAATAGATGTTAGTAACCAGGACCGTAGTGAGTAGCAATACGATCAGGAGTGAGATACTTGTTAGCCACACAGTAATCTGCATCGCCTGCGAAGGCGCGTACAGATACAAGAGTGTGAGTATCAGCGTTATCGGAACACTTAGCCTTAGCGTGACTGTTAGTCAGAGCTTGTAAAGGAATAAGTGACATGAAACCGAGAGTAGCACCAAAGAAGATAGCACTAAAGGGCTTAATCATCTGCTTGATAGATATAGATCACAGTGAAATAAACCCCCCGGAGGGGGGGAATAGTTATTAACTAGCGTTAGCAAGCAGGGCTGCTACGTGACGAGGATCTGCAGCTGGGTCAAAGAAAGCAACTGAAGCTGCATTCTTGAGGGAAGCCTTGATCGTCTGACGAAGTGTAATAACTTTGAGGTCAGAATTAGTACGTGACTTCATGTGTAATTGAAGTAAAGAACACAATGAAATAAAGGCCCCGTTAGGGGCCATAGTTGTTACTCATCATCATCATCATCAAAGGAAATATAGGGCATTGCAGCAGGACCACGAGTCACAGCCCAATAAAGGGCAGGCATCGGTCCAGCTAAAACATGGGAATACTCAGTGATGTCAGTATCAATGATTGCATACCAGAAATAAGCCATTTGATTAATAAATAAAGATCACAATGAAATAAAGGCCCCGTTAGGGGCCATAAGTGTTACCACCAACCAATTTCACAGGTAATGGAAGGATTACCGGAAGAAGCTTTGATGGCATTGACAGTGTCGTTCAACACGTCGTAATGATCTTTGGTGCCCCTAAAATCTTGGTAGATTCGGTGCCACTTATCATCATCACGGTCACTTTCAGCATCCTCAAGCCGATTCTTAAGGATTTCAAGATCAACGTCTACATCGAAAAGTAGACTATCGAGTGCTTCGAATGCAGGAGTGCCCTCATCGATTGGAATAGATCCACCGGGAGTGGGGGAAACCGTCCTCATCTTTGGTGAGCAGGTCGTACATGGCACGCTTGATATCGCCGTTGCCTAGATAGGCAAGTGGGATAACGGTTGGCTCGTCCTGAGAAGGATTCGCAACATAGAGACAAGCGCGGAAGTCAATACCCATCTGAGAAATCAGATAAAGAACACAATGAAATAAACCCCCGCTTTGCGGGGGAGAGGGATCAGACAACAAAGACAGCGCAACCACGCGGAGCAAGCCGAAGCCACCAGAAGGCAAAGACCACAGGCAGCAAAGGCATAGCAACGCGGGAAGCACAAACGCCAGGAGAACCCAAAGGGGATTCAGCAAAGACAGAACGACAACGAAACACAGAACAGATATAAAGAACACAATGAAATACAGGCCCCGTTAGGGGCCATAGATGTTACTTAAGTAACGAAAGGAAAGCACCAGGTGTTTGGTAACTTCCCTTCTGTGTAAGAGTACGGATATACTTACGCTCAGCGAGAGAGCGACCTGTGAGATAACTCAAGGAGAAAAGTACAGCACCGAATAACATAAGAATTAATGTATAGAGCACAGAGAAATAAACCCCCGTGAGGGGGAATAATTGTCACTCATGCCATATGAGGTAACGACTTCTAGAAACTGTGTTTTCTTACTAACATAGTTAACTTGCGATTAGCTAAGTAATATGATGGAAAGGTTTCAAATTCAGTCATTGTAGAAAGATCTACTAAAGTAAACATCTCATTAATTCAAATAAAGAACACTCTCGAATAAAGGGGCGGCTGAGCCCCAAGGCTGCTGGCTGTTGGGAGGCCACTGGGTAGGCAGAGATAACACCAGAGAGAATCAAGAGATACTCACTGCTGCATAACAATCAACACCGCGCAGCCGTGAGCCACGAAGTGGCGAACATTAGTGGAACGTGTAAAAGGAACTAGGGTAAATACCTCTGTAATGACACAAGTAAAGTGACTACGAACCAAGGAGTTCTCCACAAGCTTGTGGAAAACTTAAGCATAACTGTGGAAAACTCCGAGGTGAGTCACGGTGCAATATATGTATCACAACCGTCACGACATGTGTCTTGAACGGTAGATAGATAAGGGAGGTAACTTGTGTCAACAGAAGTGAATACGAGTTACGAACGGAAGTTACACACGATAAGGATTCGTATCGAATAACATAAGTGATAATGTAACTGACGTAAACTCGTGTGAACAGAAGAACAAACGTGAGTTCGTGTAACGAACGAACAACGATTGTTAAATACACTTCAGCTCGATGACAAAGGACAAACAAATGTAAATGTAATTGTTAACTCGTGTTACTTACTTATGTGTAAGCAACTGTTAACTACTACTTATTTTTTTTGTTTGACCGCCAATCGAGGTACAGAGGGTATTAAACCAAAAACGAAAAATTTAGCATTTTTGACCTCCTATAGGGCGTTTTTGTCACAGCAAAAGTCAACAAGCAGGGGGGTCCGTTATATAGCATAATTTTTTATTTCAACTTTTTAGCACTCTATGCGGCGATCTGCTTTTTACGTAATGGTCGTGGCTGAAACTCTTTACTAATACTACGTCTATCAGTTGCATGAAGAATTAGATTAAATAGATCATGATCCTTGGTATTATAGCGATTAATAAGCCTCGGCTCCTCACGTTTAGCATTTTCAAAAGGACTTGAAGTCACAATAAGCTTTTGACGAACTGAACAATCAATCCAACTAAGATCTCTAAGTTTTGATGGCGCTACACCCATCTCAATCGCACCGTAATCAATATCAGTAAACCATGAATGAATCCAGTCAGCATGCAGCTTTTCACGATCCTTAAAATGCAAACATCGTCCCCCTTCACCTCTGCCTACATAGCGGACAACAGGAGGAGCACCCGTACCCGCAACATCAATATGTAGATAGCAATAAGTCAGACCAGAACAGCGTTCTTTACGAGGACGACGACCGACCCGAAGCTGCTTAGTCTTGCTTGATTTCCCACGTGTGTCTAAAGGAAGATTAACAGCTTCAGTCTTTGATAATCCTTTCGTCTTGACGCGATACATCAATGCTTCAGGTGATATCTTCTTTCTGTGAATCTTTTTGAACTCTGTAGCTAATTCCGTGTATTTTAAGTTTTCATAGTTCATATCAATTATGCCTTCAACACTTTAATATTAGCGAACTTAAAAAACAAATATGTGGTTGCTTGAAATTAATGTGCATACATAATAATGTAGTGTGCAGATTGTCTTAATAATCACTAGCTTTGGAGGCTGTGTTACTTTATAAATTGGGGAAGGTCTAGCCTGCTTATTGACTGAGGTTTAGAGTCAAACGCTTTTGCTACGGTAACTACGGTAGTTTTCTATATACCTGTTTATTAATGCACGGTCATCTCCCCCTACTATCATTTTTTTAGAAAGGGTTAGATAGGAGCGTAGCTAGCGTAGTTTTGTAGTTTGTAGAATAAGAGAATATATTGAACAAGTAAGATGTCAGCACAGCAGTTTTTAGATAACGCGATTGGAAAAGTTGGCGAAGTACTTTTTGGTGCTGATTATGATGACGTGATTTCAAAACCAAAAAAGCCTTCCAGTAAGCCAAACCCTTACTCCGCTAAACCTAATAAGGGTAATTTTTCAGGACAATCAAGGAATGTGTTTGATACTATCAAAGACAAGATAAAGGCAATGCCAGGCTCTCAACCTGCTAAACCAAATCCTTATGCTGCTAAACCTACGGGACAGCTAACTCAAAAAAATGCTGGAAGCTTGTTGGGTCTAGGAAGTATGACCACAACTGGTGCAGTAACAGCACCACTAATCCTTGGTGGGAGTGAGGACTCAAGTAGAAAGTGGAGTCGTCTTGGATACTCAAGTCCAGAGGCTTATCAAAAGGCAGTTAGTCAGAATGCTAATAAAGAGAGACCTATCGGCTCGGATACTTCAAGCAGTACTTTTAACAACACTGCTGATATAGACGCAAGGATAAAAAAGCAGCAAGCGGAGACAGCAGCAGCTCTTAAGCAGACCAAAGGTAATTATGATCATTCATCAGGTGGCTACACAGGACAAGTATCTGAAAGAACTATTCTTCCTGCAGAGGAAACTCGTGAAATTCCTGGCGGAGGTACACAAACGGGTAAAAATCTCGGCGGTGGCGGTACGCCAATCAATATGAATAGGACGTTTGATGACCTACTCAAAGGCTTAGGTGTACAGCCGTTTAGCTCTAACCAGTTGGCATCCACAATGTCAAACCCATATGCACAAACAGGTGCACAGACACCCGGCTTTGATACAAGTCAAGGCGACTTCGGTGGTAGAGCTGCTGTAAATTTCGACGCAGAAGGTGGAGTATCTGCAATTCGTTCTACAAATCTGCAGGATCAAGCGCCATTTAACCCCGGTGCTCCACTAATTGAAGGCGGATCGGAGCGAATCGCCCAACAATCCACAGGAATTTCTAGCGGAAGACTGTCAGATGCGCTTGAAGGGGTAAAAACGCAGGAAGCAAACAGGGAAATGACGCCAGAACGCCGTCAATTGATGGCACGTGCTGCATTTATGAGCGGTGACGACAGTATGTCAGGACTAAAAGCGCGTGATGCGGTAAATAACGTCGTATATGCGGGCGGTCAGCACTATGGTCGTGGCGCATTGACCGAAGATGGGAAGCTCGGAGACAAATTTAAGATTGATCGGGCCGATGCTCGCGATATATCCAGCGGTAAATCCAGTGCTCAGTCACTATTAGCCGCACATATCGATAAAAATAAAGATGTAAGCAAAGATACTCCTGCATCCGCACAGAATCCTTTATCTGCTGCAGGGTCTGCTGTGAAATCTGCATTTGCTGCAGGAGCAAAGACTGATTTTGCACTGAATAATAATCAAGGTGCGCCTCAGACTGGTGTCGGTCCGGTTGTGCCTGCCAATGTTATTGAAAACTACGATTTCAGTAAACCAGGTGCTGAAGAAGACTATTTTCGTCCAGGTGGAATTTTAGATCAGTACACTAAAAAGAAATAAGTAGCTATCTCAAACTTTCTACAATAGTGGAAGGTTTGATATAGCAATTGTGGCAAATTCAGATATTATGTTAGGCGCTCAGATCAAAGCGATCGGTAATGCCATTGGAATGAGCGAAGATCAAGTCATTCAGATGGTAATTGGCGCTCAGCGTAAGGGTGGACGTAAATTAGGCAGAGATATTGGAACAGATGAAGCACAAGCTGCCGTATTAAAAAGATTACAGAAAGTTAAAGGCGTAAATGAAGATATGCCAGGTGATATTGATCAATATCGCACAGTTTCAAATAATCAAGTACAACAAGGTGAAGAAGGTAACCAAGATCTACTTCAAAACTTCGGTGGGCGTGATGGTCAAGGGAATATCAAAGATGTGGAGCAGCAGCTGAAAGAAATGGCTGGAGCTGAGGGTAAAGTTGACCCTAATGTTATTAAACGCAGCAGATGGGATAAAGCTAAAGGTGCATTCGTAACAGATGAGTTCTATGCAGCGGATGGTGTGCCTATTCCTGCTGATTTCCAAGAAGCTGCTAAGAATAAGGACTTTGGTATCCAAGTTCCTAATCAGTTTGCCCCAGCACAACAAGTTTTACAAGGTGAGCTTGCAAGACTACAGGAAGGGATCGATCAATACGGTGCCGATGCATTCCCAGGTGCTGCTGATGTAGCAGGTCGGATTGAAGATGATTTATACGGTGGCCGTGGTGCAGAGCAAGCATTGGCGCGTGAGTTAGTACAACAAGATCAACTAAGGCAGAACGCAGCACAAGTAGAAGCCAATAACTGGCGTGCACAAGCTGCAGCTAACGTTATCGGTCAAGATTTTGTTGCAGGTGGTCGTGGGGCAATTACTGACCAAGCAATGGAGAATATTGGCAACATTGCACAGTTAGGTCCCGCGAAAGTCGGTTACGACTTCCAAGTATCTAATAATCCAGTCGATCGTGGCACTGCAATGCCAAATGCACTGCCTTTGAACCTGCCTGACCAGTACAACGCACCTGCAAGTGACAATAGGTTTGTTGGACCACTACAAAAGCAAGAACAGTGGCTTGCAGATCACGCACCCGGGTATAAGCAAGGTAATGCGTTTGGTGATTATCCACAAGTTGCAATTGGTCAGCAATTAGGTGCTGCACAGGCTGCTATTGAAGGTATTAACTTCAATGGACAAAATATCAACCTTGGCCAAGGCGGAATTCGTAATTTAGATGATTTGCAAGCTGCAGTAGACCAAGTTGCTGCTTTAGGACGGCAGCAAGGAGTAAAGTTCTACGATTTACAAGATGGCAAAAATGTATACGTAGAAAACCCAGGAATTAGTGAAGTTCTACGTAAAGGGGGAATGAATGATAACCAAATTAATGATGTTGCCCGTGGACTGTTCGCAGCAGAAGCAGCACGTCGTAATCCAGCAAATCAAGTCGCTAAGAACTTCTATCAAGCAGGAATGGGTCAGCCTGGTCGATCAGTTGAGTTTGGAGGCAATCATCCTGCGTTAGGTGGCGGAATGGTTCAAATTGCTCAACTTAAAGGGGAGAAGATCAAAGGTAAGGAAGTACGTGGTCAACTCCAAGCATTGATGGGAAGAGTTGGTAATGACACTCCTCTGAATGCAGCTGAACTCGCAGATGCTCGGATGCCAATGATTGGTGGAGTTGCAGGCCAGGATATTCCTCGTGCTGGATTTGTAAGAGCTCCAGTAATGGGACCAGGCCCTACTCGTGCTATGTCAGAAGATGCAGTGTACGAACGCTTCGGTCCAGTCAACGGACAGATTGCAAACGCTGTCATTCAAAGATTTGAACAAGCACAAGGTACTAACCCAGACGGCTTCGGACAAAGAGTCGAACGTCAACGGAATATGGACCCAGGCCCAGGGTTCGACCCAGGCCCAGATCCTTGGTCACAACCAGTAGGAACTGGTAATGGTATTACACAAGAAATTCAAAAACGTGCATCCAACCCACAGAAAGCGCTGCCGTATGGGGTAAGCACTTCAGGCCCCTCTCAAGGTCCAGCACGTCCTATTAATAATGGAGCAACGCAAGGCCCTAGATCACCAGGAATAAGAGATAAGATAATGAATTCTGTTAAACGTGCTCCTAATAATTTCAGATCTGCACCAAGGTATCAGAGGTATGGAGCAGTCGGAGGAGCCGCAGCTTTAGGGGTTGCAGGATTGAGCTCTCTTATTGGAGGAGAACGCGACAAGCGTGAGGAGGAGCAGTACCAATGAATTACTCATCAGAAGATATCAAACAGGGCTTAAGCCTTAAGCGTCAGGCACAGGAAACTCCAAGTAACTTTGGACTACTAGATGGATCAGTAGAACGCCCGTCAGATGAAGGGTTTGGTAAGTCACGAATGGCAGGACCAGTAGGTAATCGTGCTATGCAGATGATGAATGATCCAAACGAAAAAGCACGAACAGATAACTGGATGGCGTCATTCGGATTATCTAATCAAGGCAGTGAGTTCAATCAAGCTAGAATGATGATGGCAAACCCACAGCCACAGCAGCCACAAGAGGAGCAACAATAATGGCTTTACCCGCAATTATTCCAGCAGCAGGTGCATTAGCTGCAAAGTTTGGTATCGGTGCAAAGCTTGCATCTGCATTTACAGCTGCTAAAGGGTTAATAGGATTAGGCGGTGCTAAAGCTGCAGCTACACAGTTAGCAATCCCTGGATTAGCACAAGCTACAGCCACGAGAATGGGTGGACAAAAGCTTGCCCAGATGGCAGTCACTAACCCTGCATTTAAATCTGGTATTGGTAAAGCACTATTTGGAACAATGGATAAAGGTCAAATTGTCGGGCGTCTTGCACCTGACGCATTCTTTGGTGGACTTGCAGCTTTGCAAACACCAGGCGACTTAGGAGATAAGTTAATTGCTGGTACTACATCAGCAGTAGGTGGTGGACTTGGTGGATTAGCACTCGGACGTGCAGGCCAACGCTTTGGAGACACTGCTGGGTTTATGGCTGATATGGCTGGTTCGATTGGTGGTGACTATGCAGGGATGATGGTTGGAGATACATTGCAACGTGGTAAGGATAAAGTATTTGGTGGAGAAGGTCAGACTGCTTATGAACGTATGAGCGCAGAACAGCAGGCACAGTTTGCTGAACAGATTAGACAACAGACACTCGCAGGTGCTGGGTTAATCCCAGGAGTTCAAGATCGTTACTTTGACAATACAGGAATGATGTAATGAATTTAGAAGAGTTAATTCAACAGGCTAAATACGCACGTTCAGCGTTTAAAGAAGAGATAGGGCGTGGTGCTGATGAACAAGCAAAGATGTTTTATAAAACTCGTGAGTTGCAAGGCCTAGATGATGATGCACCACGTATGGATAAAACAATGGGTGAGCACCCACTTGTCTATCGCATTCGTGAGAATCTAGGTATTGCTGATAGGGATGCAATGGAAGCTCGAGCGTTGCTTGGGATGGAAATGAAGCAGACACCAGGCGGACGCATTGGTCAACTCGGTGGTGCATTAGGTGCAGATATCATTCAGGATAAGAGTAGAAGTATATGGTGGCTACTGAATGCAGCGCAAGCAGCTGGTAACGTTTTAAATGACTATGGTTTAAAGAAATCTAATCCGTCGTTGTACGGTTCAACAGATTTAAATACACCATTTAATATTAATGACTTAAAAGCTGCAGGACTAACACGGCTTACCGAGACTGGTAGAGAAGTACCAGCTGAAGGTATATATGGCGCTAATGGTAGAGCTAAGCGTCGTAACTATAGAAGTGGAATGGTTGCAGCCTTAGGTGCACCTGTTGGTTTTGCAATCAACCAAGGTATGGGTCTAATGACACCCTTTGGAGGATATGAAGGATACGAAGCAGTTGTACCTAATGCACAGGACCCATCGAAGACTGACAACGCAGTGCTAGAAGTAGCATCTAAGTATATTCTTGGACGTACAGGTAATCTACTTGACTGGGATGAATTCAAGAAAGTACGACCTGATGTAAGTAAAGGTGAGTACAACGCTTATAAAGCATTTAAGTATGACAAAGCGATTGATATGAATCCATTTGATGATGGGAACATAAGCCTACCTGGCGGAGTACTACGTGCTACGACTGATGGCATCCACGGTGCAGAAATTCAGTTTCTTGGTAGATCACTGCCTGTCAACACGGCACTAGTTCCATTCTTATCATCCGTTGCCGGAACAATGGCAGGGGTACGTAGAGGTCGTAAGTATAGAAAGGGTGGAGAGTTCGAAGGTAAGGTTGATCCAGATGCAGTGAAGCGTGGCTTAATGGGAGGCAGTGCAGGAGCACTTGGAGGTATGGCTATTGGTAATACGATTGAGTCAGAGAGACGTAAGCGTAACGAAGCTAGTAATCAAGCTTACTATGACACTCTTTGATAGAATTAAAAGATAATAAGCACCATAGATATGCGTTTCGCAGGACAAGCAATAAATGGTGGTAACTATATTAATGCCGCAAGTAACGCTAATAAAGATATTAGTGCTGCCTTAGCTAAAACGGCACCTGACTGGGGCACATCATCCAAGATGGGAATGAAAAACGCAGCTGAAGAAGCGATGGCTGGTATGCAAGCATCAGCAGACGTAGCAACAGCAGGTATCACTGGTGAAGCTTTAGCTCAGCAGGGTGCACTACAGGCTGCAGGAATTAAAGCTCAAGGTGAAGCAGCCGCATCTGCAACACAGTCACAAGGCTTGAGCAGCATGCTTGGTAGTATAGGTGGTGCTGCTATTGGAGCCTTTAAGCCAAAAGCTGCTACTACATCCTTCGGTTCATACGGTCCAAGTAATTTTAACTTAAATCAAAATTTTTGGTAAACTAAGTAGAGACTAAGTAATACAGCTATGCGTTTTGCAGGTTCTGGAATATCATTTGAGCCCCCTACATTAGCTTCGGCAGGTGGTAGTACTGGTGCAGCGGCAGCAGCAGGTGTAGTAGATATTGGCAATTCATTTGCTACGGCAAGGAGTAAAGCTCCTAGGTTTGATGAGCTATCTGCAATGGCAATGCAGACAAACTCTGCAGAAAAACAAACTGGTATGAACGCAGCAGCTCAGGTAACAGGAGCTGGTATCAAATCGTTTGGACAAACACAAGCTGCAGCAATGCAAGCAAAGGCAACGATTGAAGCAGCTAAAGCTCAGGCAGAAGCAGAGAAGTCTTCTGCAATGATGAGTGCAATCGGTGGAATTGCAGGTGCAGGACTTACACTCTTAACAACTAAGTATGACGTGAAGCGTATCGATACTGCACTTGAGAAGCTACGTAATCTGAAGCCTGTCACCTTCCACTACAAGGAAGAGTTCAGCACCAGCCCAGAGCGTATGCATCACGGCTTCATTGCACAAGAGTTCCAGAAGGTCCTGCCTGATGCTACCTACTTCGATGAGAGCATCGGCAAGATGTGCATCGATACTGGTGATGTAATCGGACTACTCGTTCGTGCTAACCAAGAGCTCGAAGCACGCATTGGAATGCTTGAAGCAAAACAAGCATTAGCAACTGTGTAAAATAGTAAAAGAGTTATATTTAAGGTTATAAGATGGCTGCTCCAGAAAATGGATTATTTAAAACTCCAGACGAAGTAAGAGAAGAGTATAAAAAACGCTTAAAGGGTAGTGGCGGTGGTGGAGCAAATTGGTACACCGATAGAGTTAAAGGGGGTGTAACATTTGATGAGGAGGGCAACGTCAAACGAGATGGTGCAGCGTGGTGGCTGCAAATGCTTGAGAAAGAAGGCTTTGCTGAAACAGCAGCACAACGCTACAAAAAGCAAATATAACGAGACTAGAAGGATTGATCAAGAGGGCGTTGATGCTAGGAAAGCTGCAAATGAAATTAGTATTGCAACTCTCAAATCAAACGATGCTTATCGAATGTTTGAATCAGGTGAGAGAGCTAATGAACGTGCATTTACTAGAAAAGAAAATGCTCTTAATCGTACTCAAGAAAGAGAGCTTGCAGATTCACGAGATGGCTTAACAATGCAAATGGCCATTATGAATAATGACCTTGCCGAAAAGCGTATGGACTATGACCGTGAGACAAATCGTATGGATAAGCGCGACCGAATGATTGCTCAGCTTATGTCAGGCCTCGGTTCACTTGGTGCAGCATTTGGTTAATGCTTATTGACCTGCATAGTGATAGAAATTACCACCAGAACTAAACATAGGATCTTCGCTTTTTACACGATTATGAAGCATAGTCTGCCCTTTGAACTCAGTACGTCCGTCTAGCTGAGTAAAGAAGTCTTGTATTTAATCTGCCTTAGGTCTTTCCCTACCTTTGGTATTGTCGGTAGCTGCAAGGAACCCAGCCCCTGCAATCTTGCCAATTGCTGCGAGCCCACCTGCTTTACGTTGCCTATTGGTTTAATCTCTTGACCCTTTACGATTAAATACTTCTAACTTTGAATTTGAGCCTTCTTCATCCCTGCTACTGCTTGAATCCCTGCGCGTGCAACAGTTGCCTCAGCTTTCATGCCAGCAATCTTTTCTTCTGATGCAGTCTTCATTGCAACTTTGGAAAGACCTCCGTAATCAGGTCCTGTCTTACGTTGAACGTCAAAGATATTAGCCGCACTATTAGCTACAGCTTTACCTGCAGCTGCATAGCTAGCACCATTACTTTTACCAGCAGAAGCAAATCGCATATATCTAACGCAAGGCTTAAATCTATTGTAGTAAGAAATAATAGATATAATGTAATCAATAGTGTTAAGCGTAAGACAGATGGCTGCTGATCAAGGTAACTTTGGATTTAACCAAGTAATGAATGAGTTCTATAACTTTAAGCCTGATAAAGATGATTCTGAAGGCCGTGCGATGAAACGGAACTTTCAAGCCAACATGGTGCAGTCTGGTTTTGACCAATCCTTAGCAAAAGGTATGGCAAAGACACAATCTGGAATTGCACAGAGAAATATGACTCACGCCGCTGATTTGGAGCAGAGAAATACTGCATCCAATATGCAGCAAGAGTTTAATTATGGTATGCAGTCAATGGCTGGTCAGTTTGAATTACAAGATAAGTTTGCTGATAATCAAAATGAGAGAGACATAGGAATGGTTGCCGCTACAGGAGAGCAGCAGCGTTTATTAAACAAGAGTAAAGGACGTCAAGATAGGCTTACCACTATTGCGCAAGGTAAACAGAATAAACAATTAGCTAACATTAAAGGTAGCTATGGAAATCAACAGGCAAATATAGCAGCAGGTGCATCTAAATATAGTGCGAAGCAATCAGCAGATGCTAGTAAGTATAGTTCTAAGAAATCAGCCGAAGCTAGCAAGTATGGAGCAGATGCAACAAAAGAAGCCAGTATGTATCAATCTGATACTAGTACTAAAAACATAACAGAGACAGGTGAACAGCAACGTAAGACAATGGGCTATCAAGATAACTTAGATTCTCAGAAAGCTAATAGACAGTCTGCACGCAGTCGTTCAATGGCGAGGGCATTCTGATGCCTACCAAAGAAGCAACTGGGGGGAAGGTATACCTCACCTATGTAGACCAATGGCTAGATACACTACCTGCTGCTGAAAGTGAAGACTTCAAAGAATTTGCTGAAGTCACTCCAAGTGTGATTGAAATTTGGGTATATGCAGGAATCCTTCAATACCCAGGTTCGTTCAATGATCTAAGTCGTTGGGTCAAAGATGAAGTATAAGAAGCTCAACCGACGTGAAATACTTAATAGCGAAATTGCTGCTCTTCACTCCGATATACAAGAGCTTCGAATGGCAATTACCTCAGGCGAAGTCAAAGCTGACAATGGCTGCCAACGCCTTGCTGCCTTGGAGAAAGAACTCCGTAGTCACATCGAAACGTCGGACAAGATGAATCGCACAACAGATAAGCGTGGACTAGTGCTTGCTGGTGCTGACCGTGTGATGCGTGAACTAACAGGTATCTTCAAAGATGACCCACAGTTTGCTGAACCTATTGAGAATGCAATCAATGCAGTGTGGTCCAAAATCTATAGTGAACTGAGTAACACATAATGTACGGCGCATCTACTATTCAAGCGATGGAGGGGACTTATGCACCTTCCAGTCAATTCTCGCAGAGAGCTGCCTGAGATGGCAGAAATCAAGGATGCCAGTACAGGCACTTTACGATTAGAAGGTACTCTTGCAAAACGCCTGCCAGGTATGCCATCTGGTGACTTAGATAATCTGGCCTTCACTAATAACAGACAGATAGAAGCTGCGGAGTTAATGAATGATATGAGATATGTCTACGATATCTCTCGTCAACAATCTGCAAGAAGTAAAGCAATAGCCAAAGCTAGAGGACGTCAAGCACAGAAGCAATCGGAGAGAGCATCAAATGCAGACAACCGACTGAGTAAAGGACAGGGACGCTCAGCACGCTTTAAGAGAAGTACGATATTGAGAAATGCTCGTGATGTATTAGGGATGGGAACAGAATTATATCGTTAGACTGAACCTAAAGGTCTAACTGTATGGCAATACCAAGTGCAGCATTAGCTTATCGTCGTTCAGCATTAATGACGGCAACTAAAGTAACAACTAAGCCACCATCACCAGAAGTATTAGAGCACGAGATGACTTCAAAGACTTCTGTGTATTTATGGGTAAAGCTCCTGCTAATCATATGCGTGAGTGGCACGCAGAGTTATGTACTGGTGTAGATAGTGAATGCTTGATGGGCATTGGTGGACCTAATACTGCAATCCTTGCACCACGTGGTTCAGCTAAGTCAACAGTGCTTGGACTATTTGCAGCATGGATGATTGGTAGACATACCGCAGCAAAGCAGATGTTGCGTATACTATATATTGCATACATGGTTGACATCAGTCGAGCAAAGAGTGCAACCATTAAAGGTATTTTGACAAGTAATAAATACCGTGAAGTCTTTCCAATGGTGAGACTTTCAAAGATTAAACGTTCAGATGAATACTGGAGTATTGACTATGATTTTGCAGGCATTGACACAGCAGGTGAAGAAGCTTTCACAATTGCGTGTGGTGGTCTCAAAGGTGCAATCACCTCTAAACGATCGCAGCTGGTGCTTATTGATGACCCTATCAAATCTGCCGCTTCAATCAACAACCCAGACATTCGCCGTGAGATGGAGCAGACGTGGTCTAACGTTATCGCACCAACGATGTTCCAAGGTGCACGGGCTATCTGTTTGGGAACCCGCTTCCACTTTGACGATATTCACGCCACTCTCTTTGTCCCCAAGAACAACTGGAAACAGATTGTACAGAAAGCTGTCATAACAGACGCTGACGGTAGGCAACGTTCGTACTGGCCAGAGTTCTGGTCAATGAAGTATCTAAACGAACGCAAGATGGAAGATCGTGTTGCCTTTGCATATCAGTATCTCAATACAGCAGTTCGTAATGCAGACGTCGGTATCTCACCAGAACTGATTGTCAAAGATGTAGTCCCAGAAGATTATGACTGCTTAGGCGTAGGTATTGACCTTAGTGCTGGCCTAAGCGAAAAGAATGACTGGACTGTAATGACACTAGGTGGCATCAAAGACGGAAAGATATATCTCATTGACCAACGTCGGTCACGAACAATGGGCAATCTAGAGAAGATGGATACTTTATGTGAGATGCTTATCTGACTGGAACATCTTGCTTGAAAACGATGAAGGTCAATGGTTCCCTACGATGTCGCCGTGCATGATATGGCCAGAAGCTGTTGCATATCAGACATCATTTGAAGGTGACTTTAAACGTGTGATGTTTGAGCAACGTGCTTTATATAACCTTGCATGCTCACCAGTGAAAGGATTTAAAGGAGACAAACTAGCAAGATTACGTGGAGTGCTTGGTTGTATGAACATAAAAAGTGTATGGAACAAATGGCGTAAGTGGAATATCCTTGAAGATGAACTATTAATTTCGGACATTCACAGCATGATGATGCTGTAGATTCTATGGTGCTTACGATGGGTGGATTATTAAGACGTGGTGCATAGGAATGAAATATGTAAGCAAGTTCAAGTACAGACAGAGATTTCAACAAATCTTACTGCAGCTAAAGAGCGTAGGGGTGATCTGTCTGTAGACAGCATGATTGTGTCTTCCCATCTAGCACAGATGCGGATGTTTATGCTGCGTCGAGGAATTGAATTCTTTGCTGAACAAGATTCATATGGTAAACGTCGAGAGTTTATAAAACAAGTATGTGAGCACAACATGCTTGATATGAAGCTCGACAGTATTGTTGATTACTTCTTATGTGACGGTCAAGGGTTATTTTACTTCAGGCCAACAGGTGATGATTATCAACTTCTGTATTTCCCAAAAGATAGTTATAGAGCATATCGAGATCAGAATAATGAATTAGAAAGCATCGTGCTTGTCTATAGCTTTGCAGTAAAGCAATCAAACGCTTGGTGCATATGCGACAATGCAACAAGTCGTGGTGGTAAGAAAAAGTATATTCGACTGAAAGTTTACAAGACAGGATCGAACAAACAATCTCTGATGAGAAGATTGAGTTTGATAATGAGAACGGTCACTGCCTATGAATATGCCAGGGTCTACAGAGACTCTGACAAACTCACTTGGATTCATTCCAGCAGTTGAAGTGTTCAATCATATGGATTGCACAGGTGAAGCAACTGGTAATGGTGAGTTCGATTGGCTTGCACATCAGATTCTGTATCACGATGAGCTAACCAGAAACATTCGTAAGAACCTCAAGTTCTTTGGTAACCCAACACTGGTATCAAGTCGCCCACGTCACGACCTGATTGAGTCTGGTGACGAGAGTAGTTTCAAGCCAACGATTAGTTCACAAGCAGGATTTGCACCAATGACTGGTGGGTCAATGCACAGCACTCGTGTCAGTCAGCCGTTTGGTGGGCGTTCAGTTGATGGACAGATCAAAGTCCCACGTGTTATTGCAAACCTTGAACCAACTGACCGTGTTCAGTACATGACACCCGATAGTGTGTCTGGTGACCAGAATCTATATGTCAAGAACTACAGATCAGAGATTCGTCTAGCACTAGGCGGTGTAGATGACCTTGACATCGGTACTGCTGGTACTGCTTATGAAATCAAGACACTCTATGGTCGTGTAGCAGCTACAGCAGAGAAAAAAGCAAAAGGTCTTTTCACTTACGGTCTATGTAAGTTGTTTCATTAATGATTAATCATGAAGAGAAGATGTTCCAAGATCATTTGCAGTAGCGATTGGTCTTGTCAAAAACCAGAGATTCCATTGCCTGAAGAGTTTGGTGATGAAGAAGCATTTACGAAAGCAATGGAGAAATATCAGAAAGATATTCAGAAGTTTATTCAACAAAGAGAAGAAAACATCCGTGCTACACTTGAGTCAGGCGAAATGCCTCCAGGAGTAGTTGGATTAGTTCCTGACGGTAGCACTAAAGTTAGCTGGCGTTGGATGGGAGAAGTATTTGAAGAAGGTACAGATGACATTCTTAATAACAGTATTGTCGTCCGAAATCTTCAAGAATTAGGTGTCGATTCTATTGAAGCACTTAAGTATCTATTCCCAAATAAAACGGATGAAGAGAGAGCAGCAATGCTTTCAGGCTATCCGTTCAGGATGGTTCAACAAACGCAACAGTCTTTAAATTCATTCATTGGATTACTCGGTAGTCTTTATCAACTACCACACCCACAGACGCCAGATTTGCCATTGGCATCTGATCCGAATCTTGATATCACAGGGTTCTTATATAGATCACTCGAATTTTTACGTAAGGAGTTAAGTTACAGTGGAAGCTACAAACCAAGCGATTCCGGCCCAAGCCCCGACAAGCTCTCCGATGCCGACGAGCGCCGCATCCAGGCATCGGTCTCCCAACCAGGGATGAGCCAGCCCCAAATCTCGCAGGCCTATCAGGTCCAGGCACCAGGTCCCACAAATTCCGGCCAACTTACCAGGCACCGGCCCAGGCGCAGCAGGCTTCGGCACCACAGGGCAATCCATGGCAGGAGGCGTTCCAGGCGCTCAGCGCAAGCTTGAATACAAGCAGCCCCTCCCAAACCCAGGTTCCGTACTCGGCATACCAGACTCCGACAACGCAGGCTTCTCAACAAGTCAATTGGGCTTCAACTCCCCAAGCAAATGTCGGTGCCTTCGGCGCAGCCGACCTACAGTCCCCAAGTTTCAACCCCAGGCTTATACGGCCCAGGCTCCAATGCAGGGCCTTCAGCCTCAAACAAGAGGCGGTAAGCGACGCGTATCTAAGTCAGATCAGCGACGCAAGTCTTGAAGTTCTTGAGCACTTCGGTGCAGAAGCTCCCTGTGCTTCTTAACCAGTATGCCTGTGCTGTAGAAGATGCACTGATCGAGCAAGTTCAAGCTGTCCAAGTCTCAATCACTGATGCTTGAAGCAGCTGGTGAAGAGCGTGCAGCAATGAACCTCATGCTGACTGACCCAGACGTGCTTGCTGACTACGTCAATGACTTCTATGGTCCTGAAGGTCCTTATCCAACTCCTACTGCAGAAGAGGCAGTATCAGATGCAGCAGTATGCAAGCTCGCGATCAGTTCGAGAACTGAGATTCGTGCACAAGAGCAGAATAACGTTCCTCAGAACTTCCAGCGTCCTGAGATGGCAATGCCTACACCTGGTCGTCAGGTGAATCAGGCTAATGACTTCTGGGGTGGCTTCGGTCAGATGATGGATAACAACCCTGAGAATGCTTGGAAGTATTTGGCACAGGCACCACAGGGTGCACTGCAAGCCAAGATGCTCGTCCAAGAGGGCTGATAACTGTTAGGGGATTGTTTATTCAGTCCCCTTACAATAGATATATAGAACGGTATTAAGTAATGAATCACCTTATTCAGTTGCACAGGAAACCCTAGGAATGTCCTCTATGCAGAGAGGCCTAGGTGGATATGAAAAGTCCTGTTCGTCCTGGTCCGAATGCATATGACCTAGGTGGCGCGTCTAAGCCTTCTGTGAATACACAGCCATATAACAATCAGCGTCTTGCTGAACAGAATCAATTGCAAAACATTGGCAGTGCTGCACCTCAAGCAGCTGCTAATGCAATGGGCCAAGTCCGTAGTCAGACTGCTGCAGGATCTGATGCAAGAAGCAAAAGCACAACTGTTTGCTGCCGAGCGTATGTCAGAAGCACTGTATGCCAATCAGTCTGGCTCTGCACTGATGAAGATGAATTCAGTGATGCAATCACCTGAGAAAGCTAAGTTTATGCACGGTATTGCTAACGGTAAAGCAATGGCAGCTGGGTATGAGCCCTGACCTTGGTGGTGAAGTTGCTACTAAGAACCAGTATATGTAATCAATTGACTACAATATTAATAGTCTGATTAGTAATTGTTGTGAGTATTCGCAAAGCTGGCGAAGAGGTAACTCCTGAACTATATCAGAATATCTGGAAACATCTAAAGTCAGATGGTATTCCAGATCAAGCTGCTAATCAAATGGCAGCAGAGATGATTACACACGATGACTTCGAAGGTTCAGTAGAAAAGTATCAGCAATACGAAGATAACTATAAGTCCAAAGGGTTTAACGAACATGCTGCACAAGCTATGGCAGTAGAAGCATTAGAAGGTAGAGAAGAGGCACCTAATGAGTCACTTAGGTTTGCAAGAATGCGCGGTTAAGTGTTGACGTAGCTAGAATTAGAGGCTATGATTAATAAGTAGCGACAGAACTATATGGCACAACCAAGACTTTCAGGCGATTCAGTACGTTCATATCTACGTGACATTGGACGCATTCCATTACTTGAGCACGACGAAGAAATCTTCTAGGTCGTAAAGTTCAACGATTGATGGAACTAGAAGAGTAACGCAAAGAGCTATCTCTTGATGAATCAAGGATAGCACAGATGCTATGATTTGACCATGAAGCAAATCAAACGAGAGATATACGTGATGGCAAGAAAGCAAAGAGAAGATGGTCACAGCTAACCTTCGTCTCGTGGTTTCTGTTGCCAAAAAATACACGAAGAGAAATATGGAACTCTTGGACATCATCCAAGAAGGAACGATTGGTCTCGTCCGTGGCGTTGAAAAGTTTGACCCTGGTCGTGGCTACAAATTTAGCACTTATGCTTATTGGTGGATTCGCCAAGGTATTACAAGGGCAATCGCTGAAAAGTCCCGTGCCATCAGACTTCCTATCCACGTTACTGAGAATCTTAAACAAGCTGAAAGAAAGCACAGCGTGAGCTTAGTCAGATGAATGGTTATATGCCATCTGTCTTCCAGCTGTCCGATCATCTTGAGCTAACAGTTGATGAGATTAAAGATTTGATGTGTAAGGCACGTCAGCCAACATCACTTGAAATCAAGATTGGTGAGAACCGTGACACAGCATTGATCGACCTGCTTGAAGACGAGACACAGTTACCAGAGATGATTCTTGAGCGTAACTGTATCAAGGAAGATATGCGAGAGTTGATTGCAGACTTACCTGAAATGCAAGCTGCTGTGATCAGTATGCGTTATGGAATTGGTGAAGAAGTATCTTGAGCCAATGTCAATGACAGCAATTGGTCAACTGCTTAATATGAGCCGTGACCGAGTAAGAACATTGGAGCATAAAGCATTACGTGAGCTTAAAACACGTGGTGATATGGTATCTGAGTATCTCTAATACAATAGAAGAAAGAGCGCCAATGGAAGATGGACGTTACCGCAGAGATCCTACGTAATACAATGTTATATGGCTCCAGTGATAACACAGCTCCGGCTGGATTATCTAGCAGCCGTTCGTTGAATTATGTCAACGGTCCATCTATCACACGGCCTGAGAATGTAAGTGTAAGCTACATTCCTTTCACACTGAAGTATCGAGACAGTGTTGGTCTGTTTGGTGCAGAGAATTACTTTGTCAAAGTTAATGTAAAACTTGATCCAACTGCAGCTGGTAAATGCTTTGAAGAAGAAGGTTGGGAATGTGCTGTAATTTCTAAAAGAAATGAAGAAGATACTGGATGGGAGAGTGCAGAGCTTCTATTGAATGAAGATCTAACGGTAGTCAATACGTATTTACCCGCAAGATTTAGGATGGGTATTTATCGTAAGTTTGGTGGACTGCTGAGTATTGATTTAAATAATCTTAAAACAGGCAATAAGTATATTGATAGCTGGTTAGATGTGAGGCTGTATACAGCAGATAGGGAAGAGCACCCATACGATCGGATGTATATCCGAGAGAATGATTTCTTTTATATAGGCTTTCACGCACGTAATACAAGGAGACTTTCGTATAACGTCGATTGCTTAGTGGGAGATATGTATGTTAAAGAAGAAAAATTAACCGACGATGAACGCCGGTATATCGCTAGACGAATCAGCTAACAACAACTGTAATCGTATCTGTCTGACTGTTACCAACTTCAGTAGAAGAGCCAGTCAAAGTGAGAACACGTGAGCCTGTTCCATTAAACTCTACATCGAGAGTAGAGACTACATCATTGGAATCATCAGAAGTAAGGACGTAGGTTACGTCAGTAGCAGTTCCAGTCTTACTAGCGGTGTAACTTTCAGTATCAGCATCAGTTGCAGTATCAGCACCTGTGAGTGTTACACCAGTAAATGTCTTCGGAGGTGGACCAGGGACAGGACGACTAGCACCACCAGCTGGAGTTACGGTCATTACTTTACCACCAGAGATACTGGGGAATACGTAATGCTCAATGATTTCAAAAGCATCAGTAAAGAGTGCAGCACGTGTGATTTCACCAGCACCAAAGAAGCTGAAGTTAAAAGAACCATCGTGGTCAATACGAACACGTGAGCCTTCTGCTTTAGTAGCAAGAGCAAGCTTTACTGTGCCAGCAGCAGTCGTCACATTGAAGACAGTACAAGGTTCATAGCAGGTGTTAATACCACCAGCAACCCACCAACGCTTAACAGAGAAAGTATCACCACCACCCTTTGGATTAAGACGAAGCATCTCAGTGCCAGTGTGCTTCCTGACATCTTTGACACCAGTTAATACGAGACTATCTGACATTTTTTTAATTATCACTTTCTACTATTTTAACCGCTTTTTGTTTCTCTCTTTGACGACGTACAGCCATCTTATGTGAATATCGATTCCTGCACTGTTGAACAAGAACTTCATCATCCGTCTTTTGAGTTGATTGAAATTTACGATATGGATGTTTGCATATATTTTCCTTGACAGAAATCCAGTGAAGATTAGACACACAGTTGTTTAACTTGTTCTCGTCTTTGTGATCCACAACAGATGAACCACGTGTACGTCCTATAGGAGAAGGTGGAGGTGGTAAAAACGCAAGGGCTACAAGTGTATGAACATAGGGTTGAATTTCTCCTTTCTGCCCTAATCGTTGCTGAAGTGTGACTTTGTGATAGCCATTTTTAATAACAGCTCCTTTGAGGATTTTCTCTTTGCCACCTTTAGTTGACATAACCCTTCCATCGTGAGATACATAATATTCAATGCAGCATTCGAACCCTGGAAGTGTATGAACTGGTACCCATTCTTTGACATCAATAAATTCTGACATACTCTCTTTACACCGAGGCTTCGGTATACATCAACTACTTCTTTAATATAACTATTAATATCGTATTATGTGACACGTCGAAGTCACTTATAAACCTTTTAGTTTAGGAGTTATCCCAGAAATGTGGATTGATAACGATTGGTAAAACACTTGGTCGTTTTAAAACTGGATGAATTGCTGGAACCCTAAGTCGAAAGATATGGCAATCAGCAGCGAAGCCTTAGGTACACCTAAGGAACGTTCACAGACTACCTGAGGAGTAAAGTCTCCTTAATTAAGCGTCCAGCCCTTTTAAAGGTGAAGATATAGTCGGTACCCTGTGAAAGCTTCTTGGTGCAGAACTTTATCGCCCTCATCCTGCCTACATCATTGAGATGGCAGTTGAGCCAGTAGTCGTTCACGATTTTAGTAAGCAGCCCGGTCAAACCGTGCAGCTTGATCGTTACCGCTTCTGGGGCAAGCCCGGCACTAAGGAGTCCCGTGAGCGCACCGCTGATCAAACTCTCGGATCCGCCTCCGCACGCAACATCGTCAAGGACAAAGTGCTGGTCACTTTGAGGGAATATACAGGCCCTGCTGATTCCCGCGACACCACTCAGCCTTCTACCTTCAAGGTAGCTCGCGAGACCCTGATCACCGCTCAGCGCTTGCTGCTTGATACCGGTAATCTCAACGTATTTCACCAGTCCATCGGTAGCTTGACGCTGCTTGATGACTACCGTCGTTGGCGCGATCGCGTCTTCGCTAATGAACTCCTCAAGGCTGAAGCCTGTGGCAAGTCTTCTAGTGAGCAAGGCGGTTACTACCTTCCCGGTGGTAAAGAAAAGGCAGCCGGTGCTTCTGATATTGCTCAGTATACCTCTGGTGAATCTGCCAAGTTCGATGTCAGTACTGACCTTCTCGAAGTCGTCAAGGACATGCGTAAGCGCAACGTTCCTACCTTCGCTGATGGTTACTACCGTTGCATCGTCGACCCCACTGCAATGATGCATCTGCGTCAGAACAGTGACTTCCGCGAAATCGCACGTTATCCCGGTCAGGGCATGGCTGATCCCATGAACCCATTGGCTGGTCCTTCTGCGAACTTCTTCCAAGGAATGGGTCCTGCATATGGTCAAGCTGGCTTCGTTGCCGGTCAACCTGTAATGCCTACTGGCTTCCTCTTTGAGGGTGTCCGTTGGTTCGAGTCCACCAACCTTCCCGAGACTCAGTACAACCTGACAATTACTGACGCAAGTTGCTGGTGCTGCTGATTATGATGCAGCTCAGTTGATCTTCTTCGGTCCTCAGGCTGTCGGCGTCGGCATCGGTGGAAACAACGCTCAGATTCTTCTGAATAACAATGATGACTTCTCACGATTCATCATCATGATTTGGAGTCTGTTCGCCGGTTTTGAAACCCTTAATAAGGATTTCATTACGGTTGGTTACTCTTTCGTATATTGATAGGAGAACTAACTATGTCCGTAATTTTTCCCGGTAACTATGTAGCCCACTTGAACGCATATCGCGAGCAAGGTTGTGTGGCTCTTCCTGGGGTTGAGTTCTATCGCGCTGTTGGTGCGGTTGTACTTAACCCTGATAATGACAACGTCACTGATGCTAACGGTGTACTTGCAGCAGGCGATTATGCCGCACAAGTTCTGTCACCTGACCTTCGTCAAGATGACAAGCCCCGTAAGGATAAAGCCCTTGTTGTTCCTGCTGGTTCTGTTGTATATCGCACAGCTGTTTCCGCACCTGGCGTAAAGGCCAATGCTGCTGGTGACACTGTTGTAGTGAAAGCTGCTACAGGTCTTCCAACCTCAGTTGCTGTTACTGCTGAAGCTGATTTGTACTTCCCCGAAGAAGGCGCAACATCTGCTCTTGGTAACATCCTTGGCGGAACTCCTGTATCTGCAGATACTGCAATTGAGCTGACAACTGACGCAGCCTTCACTGCTTCGTTGGATCCTTCTGCTGGTGCTTGCCGTAATTCACCTTCTGCCCTTCTGGTTGAAGTGTGCTACTACCGCGCAGCCTCTGCTCCTGATGTAGAGGACGCTCACGTACCTTTCGCAACTGAAGCTGGTCAAGGCTATTGATCTAATTCATATAAACAAGAGTCTCTCTAATGAGGCTCTTTTTTATGCCTATACTTAAGAAGTTAGAATGATTCAAGACACACAATTGATATGAGTAATCTATTCCAAGACACAAAAACAGGTAAGCTTGTAGAGTTCATTAGTAAGCATGATAAAGATTACGCAATGGTGAGAGATGCCACGGGTAATGTTACTTACTTGACGTTAGAGCAGATGGTCCCATATGAACAAGGCAAAGGTCGTCTAGCAAAAGTGACAGCTCCCATCCTTGAGACTAAAGAAGAAGAAGCACCTAATCGCGTCGTTCCTTTGGAAGAGACACGACTCAATCTGAACACTGCCACTGCTGAATACATTCAGAAGCGTCTACCAGGTGTAGGCTTTGCAACAGCTAAGAAGATTGTAGAGATGCGGATGTCACTTAGTGGTGAGCGTTTTGCAAACCTTAAGCAGCTAGAGAATATCCCACGTGTTAATTGGGAACAGTTGATTGAAGAGGACCTAATCTTTATTAGTTAAACTGGTAATTGACATGAGTGACTGATAATCATGAAGAAAGGAATCAACTTTCAAGTTGGACCTACTGCATCCGCTATGAATGCAGAAGGGTTACAAGATCGTATGATACGATCAGGACTCGATCCAGTAGACGTGGATGTACAATTACACGACTACTATGACTTGTTAGTTGAACATGGTACTTCTCCAGAGAAGATACAAGTAGTTATTAGATTAACTTGATGGAGTAATCAGAGCTAAAGAAGCACAGAATTTTGCACGAGCAAGGATTAGCGAGTTCAGTACTGGAGACATTCCTTTCTGAAAAGGACTTAATCTTTATTAGTTAAACTATTAATAGTATTAGTGTCTTAGACAATGGCTAGCAGTATCGAAGATATCTTGATGGCAAAGGCTTTGGCCGATGCTGAGAAACGTCCAGATCCAGCCGTTGCTATGGGTGGCGGTGCAGCAGTCGGTGGTGTGCTTGGTGCATTGCCCGGCATTGGCGGAGCACGTGGACGTATGGCAGGTGGACTTGTTGGAGCAATCCTTGGTGGTGGCCTAGGTATGGGCGCACGTCAAATGATGGTGCAAGAGTCACCAGCAGCTGCCATTCTTGCAAAGATGCAAGCACAAGGAACACTGAATCCTATGGACCGCAATCAATTGCAGTCAGTCCTAAAAGATATTTACAACAACCCAGGTATGTGATATGCAGTTAGACGAATATCTCAAGTCTAAAACTCGTTATCACCTTGGTTTTAATTCAGGTGCTCAGATTCCTGCTGGTGACCGTGCACGATTAGAAGAAGCAATGGCATTAGTGCCAGACGAGCTTTGGTATAACGAAATTGTGTATCACATTAAACGTTGCGACATTGCTTGGAAAGCAAGTGCTGCAATTCCAGATGATTACTTTGATGCTGACGGCAGCCGTATTCTGAATCCTTCACGTCAGGAAATAATTAGTGGAGACGTACAACGGACAATCAATACGTCCGATCCTCTTAAAGGTGATGAATACTTCCGTGAAATTTATTTGCGTGAAGTAGACCGTTTAGCGGAGACATTGTATGTTCCTAACTATAGAAGGCCTGAAGTGCGTCGCTACGCATTCGAACGAGCTGGTTCTGAATTCATTATGGCCGTACCTGGCCCTGCTGATACTGCAATAGGCTCACGAATCATGCTTAACAATGAGTGGCGTTAAGTGTAGAATAGATTTAGCAATGAAGTAGTAAAGTTATGACTGTAATGCCGGGGACTCAGAAAATTATGATGGGTCGTGATAGACGACAGAATAAAATTGATGCAAGTAATGCAATGCGTCAAGCTGGCGAGAATGCATACATCCAAGGCGTTCAATCAGCAATGGATGGTGGCATTGGTGAGGCTGTAAGAGGTGACCGTACCACATACGGTAATAGTAATATTCCAGTCAACGAACTAATTCAAGGGGCAGGAACCTTTGCTTATAAAGATAGCCCTGGTAATCAAGCAACACCACAGCATCAGACTGGTAGTGTAGATACACAAGTTTCTAGCACTATTGTTCCACAGCAAGATCCAGAAGAAATGGAGACAGACGCTCTTTCTAATCGTCTTAAAATGAATGAGCCACAATTTGGAACGACAAACATAGAAAATCGTCTTTATAACATGGCTAAAGGCGGCCAAGGATTTCCTGGTCTAAACAATCGTAACCGGGAGGTTTGAGATGCCTAACAAAGAAGATAACGCACGAGTGCTTGACCCTCAGAGATTTAAAATCAATAAGAACATGGCAGTTGTCCCAGGTGGACCTGAGAATAACAATGCGATGAATGTAACTGACAATGCATCTCCGGCAATCCAAGCAACAAGTATCTCTGGTGACTATCAGCAGAACTATGCACAGATGGGTACCGGAATGGTCAACCCAATGAACGTTGATAACTCAGGATTGCCACAGTTCTTCCCTACAGGTCGCGGCTTAAATTCACAAGCTCCCTTTGGAATGCAACAGCAGCCTGATACCTCAGGAGTATCAATGGTTCCCGATGGTATGGAATCTGGAAGACTTGCAGGTGATGCTTCTAAATACGGCTTGAATGCAGGTCCAATGGGGATGACAGGTATGCCTGCACAACCAGCCCCTGGTGCTTTCCCTGGTGCTTTCCCTGGAAGCTCAGGTCCACCAATGATGCAAGGCATGCAAAGCGCTGAACAAGCAGCAGGTGGAATGGCACCACAGAACTCAATGAATCCAATGACCCCAGGCTCAAGTAAAACAACAATTAAGAAAAAGAGGAAGTAAAAATGGCATCAACATCTACAAACAAGCAACCACTTCTGGTAGACCACGTATTACATACAATCGTAAACTTAGACTTAGCAACAAATGATACTATTAATGTAAGTGGTTCTAACACTGCTGAGTTGCTTTTGGATTCAACAGGAGCTGATGGTGCAGTAATTGAAACACTGTATTTAATCTCAAGAGGTGAAACAGCTTATACTGTTAATTTGTTTCTGAGTACTGCTAATGATTACTTGAGACCTAATCAAGGATTTTACTTTGGTTCAGTAGTATCTAGTACAACTATTGGTACATTAACAGTTTTTGAACTTCCCCAAGTTCTCACACCAGTGCCTCAAGTAGGCGATGACGCTTACAATCGAGCACTGTATATACCTAAAGGTAAAGCACTCTGGGCAGCAAGACAGTCAACTGGTGGAGCAGTCTCTGATGGTCCTAACTTGGGCATCCAAGGTGGCTGGTATTAATGCCAAGGAAGCAGAACGGCTTTGGTAAATCCAACGCACTCTCTTTCAAGCCAACTAAAGCTGTTCACAAAGGTAAAGAAGCTGGTGCTGCTGGCTACTATCCCAGTAGTAGGCGGTATGGTTCGTCAGTACATCGCAGTGTCATTGAATCGTATGACCTAGATAGTAACTGGGTGAAATGGCGTAAAGGCTTCGAGTATTACAACCGTGCTGCTTGGTATGAGTTAGAGACGCTGAACCAATACACACAAGAATACTCAGTAGCAGAAATTGATTCCAAGCTATATCAAGGCACAGACTATGAAGTAGATGTAACGTTCTCTGGTTACAAGTTTGCGACAAAGAACTCTGACAGCAACAATCACTATGTAATGAAACGTGAGACTAAATCAGATGTAGACCTTGTAACTGTAACATCAGTCAAGAATGATTCATTCAAATATCCAGTCGAAAAAGCAAATAGAGAGATATTAGTACAAGGTAATTCAGGCGCAGACAGTAGATTGCTACTTGAGATGATTGGCGAGCGTTTAACAGATGGTGAGACTGAAGCAACCTTAAATTATGTACTAAACGATCTACTACATCCAGGTCTATATATTGGTAAGTCACCAGTAGAGACACCTGTTGAAATCACAGCAACATTAGATGCTGCAAGCTTATCTGACGATATTCAACAGTATGTTGGAAAAATTGTATACGTCAAAGAGTTCTATAACGAGAAACCCGTAACAGATGTAGATAGTATCATATTTGTTGACGACACATATATGTTCAATGTAGAAGTTGAAGATGATATTGGCGTCACTACTGTAAAAATATTAGACCCCGGCAATGAAGAACTGCCTCCATCACTATACGACATATCATCCTTAGAAATACTGGCAGAGACAACAAGTACAAGTATAAATTTAAAAGGCACATACCAGTATGACAAATCACTTTATCAACGTTTCTTCGGGAAACAGTATCTCTCAGCAGAAGGTGTCGAAACAGAAATTACGTCCTGCTCATACACAGTACTACCGTTTACAATCCGAGGCATTCAAAAAGCACCAGGTGCAAATACAGTAGACATCATCGCCTTACCTTTCAAGGGTGAATTTAAGATGTATACAGATGTAACTAACGCAACCTTATCTTTTGCTGATTGGAGTTTTACAAAGTCATCTATAGATGAATATGACGGTGATTACTATCATCAACAAGGTAAACCAGGTGAGAAAAAATGGGAACGTATAGATACAGATGTAGACCCTTGGATGGACGAAGTATTTACATCAGGCAATCCCCTAAAGCCTGCGACAGTTTATACCTGTAGTTGTCCTAACCACGCACAAGCAATACTGCGATCACCCCAGGAAACAGATGATACCAACACTAGGAAAACAAACAGGCAGCTGAGATACCCGCTGCCAACAGTCATGGGTCAAAAAGACTTAACAGGCACAGGTACTCAGCAAGCTGCTGGTCGTATTGAAAGCTGGGAAAGTAGAGAGCATCGGATGAGCTTCAAGATGTGTAAACATTCAATCGCTGCTATGTTCATAGACAGAATCAAAGTGAAAGAACCTGACTCTTATCCATCAGCTGAAACACGAGAAAAGTTTGAAGACAAACTATCGAAAGAGATGGATGAAGTCGGCCAACGGTTTAACTCATCGTATAGACGTGGTGGTATTACAACGCTAGAGATTGTATTTGCATTAGCGCAAGGTCTCAACTTAGATGATATTGAACTGGCTTACGTAATCCTCAACAGTAACTTTTGAGCAATAATAGCATTACAATCAAGCTGTTATGCTTAGCACTTAGCATTACTATATGTTAGGCTAAATATAGTTAAAAGAATGGAATGGCTAGAGCCGCACTTAGAATGCCTCCGCAATCAGCGGACTTATTGATGGTGCACCTGGCATCAGATGAACAAATTTACCGATTGAATATACCTGGCTTTACCTTCTGATGTCTAAAGAGAAGTTCCTGCTTTATATGCTTGCTGGAATCTTTACATTCCAAGCTAGTATTTTTGGTTTGGGACTTTATTATTGTGCGAAAAACGGTGGTTTAAATAGTTGTCCTAAACTAGGTGATAGGTATGAGCAAACATTTAACGTGATGGTTGCTACAACATTGGCCCTGCTTACTGGGTCAGCCTTAACTAAGAAAGGAGAATAGTATGTTTAGCAAAGAAGATTTTCAAATCAGTATGGAGAAAGAGCTTCGGCTCCGTATGGTAAACGATGAAATTAATCATTGTGAAAACGTTGAAGAGCTACGCAAGCAGCTCATTAATGTCACCAGACTATTTACTCAGTATCAACACTTGCTTGAAATCGCAGTGAAACAACTGATGGTTCAAGATGGATACACACTTTTCACATCAGATAAAATAGAGATGCCGAAAGAGTAATCAAATAGCAAAACCTGCACCTGGTGACATTGAATACGCATATAACAGAGTATATATTGTCGTTAATCCAAATCCCGCAGCAGGACCACCGAAATATCGCGTCAGTAATCCTGATAAAATAGCAGGACCCGGTGGAGGCAGCGGAACTTCAGGTGCTACTAATAATTTTGACGCTGTTGTTTCTAGTTAATATATATACATAGGATTATTACTCCTATTTAGAAATAGCTTTTTAGCGAGGAAAGTAAATTGAAAATTCAACTAAAGCGTTCAAACGTTCTTGACGGTGGTGCAGCAAAGGAACCAACCTCAGCTCAAATGGAGTTCGGTGAATTAGCCGTTAATTACAATACAGCAGACCCCGCAATCTTTCTGAAAGATGAAGCTGGTAATATCATTCGCGTTGCTGGTATTGGCAACATTTCAGACGACGGTCAAGTAGAATTACCATCAACAAGTAATCCACCAGCAAATCCTCTTCCTGGTAACCTTTGGTTTAATGCAGATGATGGACGTCTATATATTTATTATAATGATGGCAATACTGCACAATGGGTAGATGCTAGTCCTGATAGTGATGGATCCCAAGTTTATACTTTCACAGGTGGTGAGCCTAGAACGTTAAAAGATAAGCTAGAAGAGGTTGTTAGTGTTCTCGATTTTATTCCTGAAGATGAGCACGCCGACATTATAAGTGGCACGAGCACTTACGATTGCACAGCTGATATACAAACAGCTTTTGACTGGTGGGCGGGTGCTTCACGACGGTCATTAACGTTCCCAACAGGTGAATATAACTGTACTGCAGCAATTTCTGCAGTGCAGAACATGACTGAGAATCTCTTAGGTAATTCGTTAATCGGCTTAGGTGGTCGTTTAAAGTTCACTTTTGCAACTACTGGTGTTGATGCATCCCGATTCGGCTTAGTCCTTAACCTTGATACTCAAGGCAAGTTGATGCGCCAGCTGCATATATCAGGACTTAGCATTAGCGGCAACTATGATGAATACGCCATGATACTTGATGGTGGATATTCAACCTCCGGTGCATTCCTTTATGGATTTGTATTAGAAAGGCTGTACACATCAAATCGGGGTTTATGCGTATCAGGAAACACTTTTGAATGTGTTATTAAAGAATGCTATATCTCAAGTACGCAAGGCGACGGCAATGATCCTGCAGTGACTTACGTCCCCACAGTTCCATCATTGCTGGTAACCCAAGCTGACGTTATCGGTGGAACTGGCGGCTCGGGTGGTGCCTCTAGAAAAATCTCCTCAATGACAATTGACAGTAACAACATTAGAGGTGGATTGAACGGTATTTCGATCACTGACGGATCTGGTGACGTAACACTAAGGAACAACACGACTCTCACATCTTGGCAGCACGGTCTGTATTACAACGGTACATTTAGTGGTTGCAATATTCTTCACCACCATGCCGAAAATTGCTGGCAGCAATATTCAGATAGTACTTGGGGAGACCCAACCGGGCGAGGATTTTTTGACCACGACGGCAAACGCTGGTCAGGGACATCAGGTGATGGTTCAGGCGATGGTTCGATTGGCGACCCATACAAAGGCGATTGGGCTCAGTGGTATAACGCAGCAAGCAGCATTGAGCGTAATTCAGTCCTTCAACGTTCTGGTATTTCGGTCGTTGAATCAGGTGGAGCAGGAAACCTTCTTGGATGCAGGCAGGTTGCCGATAGCAATGGCGGAACAATGTCTGCAATCAGGGTATTTACATCAACACTTAAACCAACATTCATTAGCGGTACAAACGCTACAGGGATGGGCACTGAGGTGTGTGTATCGGGGAGTGGTTCAGTTTTTCTCAACACTGACTCATATAAGATTACCGGAAACTGGCCTAAAATCATTCAAGCAACTGGGGCAACTACTCGCCCAATGCTGCAAAGTGTTGCGCATGGGACAGGTAATAATACAAACAGTCAATACACTCCATTTTCCCAATCTTATCAAAGCTCACTCAGGGGATCAGTCTTTGTAGCATTGAAAAGTGGCGTAACTATCAATGCGCCTAGTAATGATTACGTACCGTCCTATGGTGATGAATTACATTTCGTTTTACAGCAAACCAGCGAAACTGCAGCAACTGTGGTCTTTGATTCAATCTATGTGACTAACGGATTTGTAGCAAAGACTGGAACAGGAGCATTATCTTCAATATCATTTAGATACATCAAGGATAATAATGGGGATAATAAATGGATGATTACTAGCTCTTCACCTTGAACTGCTTAATATGTCAATACCATTTTGTCTAAACCGCAAGCTTAACTTCAGCATCACGCCTGCGTATTAACCCGGGTATTTCACATGAAACCCACCGAGATAATTCTTCACGTAAACATAACGCTTTACTTTCACACAATGCAGTCGATATTGCTTGATATACCTAAAACCTATGTGAACTATTCAATTGTTAAAATGTTGATATCATAGGTTTTTCATAATGGCTAAGTTAGATTTTCCAGTAGCAACAGCAGATGGACAAGAGTTCGTTGCAGATACAGGTGTTATTTATACTTACATTGGAGCTCCGCCAAATGGTCACTGGACTGGGGTCTCAATGCCTGACTCAGGTTTTGTTCAAGTTATTGGCGATACAATGACTGGACAACTCACACTACCTGGTGGTGGTAGTGACACTCAAGCATTACAGAAACAAGAGATTGATGCTTTAATAGATGCATCCCAAGTTTATACTTACACCGGTGGAGTAGAACAGACCTTACAGGTAAGGTTGGAACAGTATGTAAGTGTTAAAGATTTTGGTCATCAAATGGAAGTTTAACAGGTACTGTCGACGGAAGCTCTGTAACTGTAAACAAGAATTGGTCATCTGGCCAGTCTAGTAAGGGGGCTTTCGTTACGATTACTCCTGATAGTGACTTTGATACCACCTTCCAAATTGCGAGCCAGCTGATTCAAATTCCTAACACTACTGGTTCTGAATTTTATTGTATTCACACAGACCAATCCAAGCCGTTGTTTAGACAAGCTGGATATGTCCAATCAATAAAATTTGAGTTATACAAAGCTGATGGTACTTTTGTTAGAACGTGGTCTCCTTCCAGTATTGAAAGCCTTTCTGGTACTTTTCCTATCCCTCTAGCTTGGAACTCATCTTTTACTGGTACTGGAATTACACAGTTTAAAGTTCGTCTGACGTTTTTAAGAACAAACCCCAGCGGAGAACGTGAGCCTGCCCTTCCTACAGAGTTTTACGTCCAAAATTTCACGCTATTTAAGCTAGTCAATGCAGCAGCATCGACACTGGAACTCCTTCCAAATCTTAAAGGTGTATTTAGTTGTAATAATAATGGCAGTGAAGTCAATAAAGATTCTCTTTTTGATGGGTGTGAGTTTCGTAATTGTCGGGAAAGATCTGGGATAGTTTTTAATTTCCCTGATGTTGTAGACACGCCCGCTGAGCTTATGCAGAACGCAACCATTACTAACTGCCAGGCATGGAACACAGGCTCATTGCTTATGGCTAGTGGTCTTTATAAAGCTTTTATTGCAAATAATATTGCTGACTCTACTTACCTTTATGACGGCAATGTAACGGATAGACTAGGTGATCCATACGACGGGCAATCATTCTACAATTACGGAGTACGAGTTAAGAATATTGGTGGCACTCAATGGGACAAATATGTATTCAGTAACAATACTCTTATTGGTGGGCATTGGGCTTTTGAATGCACGCCTAACACATACAGAAGCAGATCTTCTTCAGATAGGCTCAACATGGGAGGTGTATTCATAAACAATACAATCAGCGGTGTTAACGCTGCTGTGAGCCTCACGATGCAGAAGAACACATTTGTCAGCAATAACACTTTGCGTACCGTGCAGGGGTTTGGAGGCTATGGCCTTGAACTAGCTAAAGACTTGATTGATTGCACTGTATCAAATAACGTTATTGATCTTGGATTTTCATTAAATGGAAATTGTGTTATAGGTGGCCAAGCCAGTAAGACAAAAGGATTCTTTAGAATCTCTGGAAACACTTTGATCGGAACATCTGGTATCTCTAAATTCACTGCCAATGCACAAGATCCAGCAGACAATGGCGGAGGAGACGCCCTGGATATTGACATTTCCAATAACTACATCAGATGTAGCCTATTTGGCGTTAGGGGGTTTGGTGGTAATGCAATAATTAAAGGAAACACATTTGTACGCTTTGAGGTTCCAACGCAAATTGAGCAGAGCAACTTAGGCACTAAAACCATTCTTTTAGAAGACCGGGATACCAATGTTGATGGCCAACTTCCTCTAATTTCTAAATATTAATATGCTGGATTTAAAAGCTCTTTTTGTGTAGGCAGAGGCTTATTCATATCTTATAGACATTAACACCTTAGGTCTAGCTAATGTTTAACAACTTTGGGGTTAATATGTTGTGCTTCGTGCTTATAGAACTAAAGTTATTTCGGAAGCCTAATATCCATGTACCAGGCTGAACCTTCCCCTTCAACAATAAACCTTGGGTTGAAGTTACTGAAGCTATACTTCAAGTAAGAACCCTGTAAGTTATTGGTGTATCCACCAGTATCAAGCTTAGCCTCACCATTTGGATCGTGGACAATCCACGCTGTTTTGGTATATCCGACAATGACTGAGTAATGACCGCCACCACTAGGAGCAGAAACAGAGCCATGGTGCAGCCAACCGACAGGGACTGGACGTCCAGCATCAATGCAATCACGGATATCACATGTCGTTCCGTTCGTAATAAAGTTAGCCTCAAGTCCTAATGAACGCAGTGTTCTTAGCTGTGCTTGTGCATCAGTACTATCTCCATACTTCTGCCTGATAAGGTTATAAGCATCATCATTAGCAATCTTGCCGTAATACATGGCGACCATGGCACAGCTAGAGCTAAAGCACTCACGGTATCCAGTGCCACTCGCATTATCATTCTGACTTTGATAAGGCACATCTAACGGATTACTATACTAACTGCTTCTGGCTTAGAACGATACGTCGTAATCCAAGCGTGCTCGTCGCTCTTCAGTACATCACGCATCTGATCAAACAAAATTTCAACAGCCAGCAACCTGTTGAGATTCTTCTTTGTAGTACTTGAAAAAATTCTTGAAGTCTTGCTTACTTATGTTAGCCATATAATTAATATCAACTACAGACATTCTAATAGGTAGAATAGTTGTATATGACTTTAGCTATATGACCGTTGAAGAACGCGAACAATTCTGGAAATCAGTAGAGACAGGTGAGAATCCTTTGCTTTCTGCTATGTCGTCACTTGTCGAAAAGTGGGGACTACCAGCAATTATTATGGCGCTCGGTGATATCTCAGTCGTCTTATCTGAAGATGCAATAGACGCAGATAACTTGACCGCTAACCAACGCGGCTTGATTATGAATGCTTGCGCTCAAGTCTCTAACCTCAGTGACTTGATGCACGCAGAAATGGACTTGGATTAAAGAGCACAAGTAAAATGGCTAGTTTTTATACAGGCAATTCCGGTAGATCAACAGGACCTCATTTAGACTTTCGTGTTTGGGACGTAGATGCCGGAGGTTATACTGACCCAACTAGCTTCACTGGATACCTCAGTAGCGGAGGCAAGGGATTAAATCAATTCACAATGACTAGTCCATACGGAGCAGACCGTGGAAGCTACATACATAAAGGCGTTGATTATGCAACAGAACTAGGGACAAAGATTGATGTTGACGGTTCTTTCCTAACTACTTTTAACGACAAAGGTGGTGGTATTACTAATCAATACGCAATCGAAAAAGACGGCAAGAAATATGAACTGTTACTTATGCACGGTAACGATCAAAATACAGTACTAAGTGATGCCGCTATTACAAACGGATTAGCAGCAACAAGTAAAAGTACTTCAACACCTGAGCGTTCAGAAGCTAAGACTAAGGCGCAAAACTACAAAGATATGACTGCTTCACAATTGAATGCAGAGTACGACCGCTTACGTGCAGGCAAAGACGTAAACGCAGCGCAGGCAGCAGGTTTGGCAATGCATAAAGCATATTTCAACAAATCATAGTTGTTAAAATGTTATGAGCAGTTACTTATAACTAATGGCAGATCGTAAGAAAGCTAAAGCAAGAACTGCAGCCTGGACTCGCAAGGAGGGAAAAAATCCTGATGGTGGGTTAAATGAAAAAGGACGTGCTTCTTTACGTGCTCAAGGTCAAGACATTAAACGACCTCAGCCTGAAGGTGGTAAACGCAAAGATTCTTACTGCGCTCGTAGTGCAGGACAAATGAAGAAGTTTCCGAAAGCTGCTAAAGATCCAGACAGTCGTTTACGGAAAGCCCGTCGTAAATGGAAGTGCAATGGATAATCAACGTATGGCAGGTCAGGCTCTTAAGCCGATGGTTAATACAGGTGAAGGTTGTGCAACCAAACCTGAGACATATCCCGCAAAACCTAAAGGTGGTATGAGTCACGGTCCAAAACTATTAGGACAAACATATGTCTAAACAACGAATGGCAGGCGAAGACCTATTCGCAAAATTAGAACAACAAATACAAAAAGATTCACAAGAGAATCAACGAATGGTCTCTATTATGGACCGCCAACGTCGTCGTGATGTGGCTGCCGCTCAAGGCAGAATAATTCCCTTCTCTAACGCAGATATAATTTAATTATGTCTAAGAAACAAAAGGCTCAAGAATTTTTCAACAGAAAAAAGAGATCGCAAAGAAAAAATGCGGTTGTAAACACAGCAAAGGTAAGAAGTAATGGCTGACGGTATTGCAAAGAAGAAAGATCCCGCTAAGTGGGCTGCTGCTAAATCAAAAGCTAAGGCACGTATGGGTGGTAAGCACTCTGCTCGTGCAATGCAACTAGCAACCAAGATTTATAAAGACGGCGGCGGTACTTACGAAGGTAAGAAGCCATCTGCTAAATCCAACAAGATGAAGAAGTGGACCAAGGAAGACTGGGGCACTAAGTCTGGTAAGAACAGCACCGAAGGCAAAGGCGCTACTGGCGAACGCTATCTGCCTAAGAAAAAGCGTGATGCAATGTCGGATAAAGACTACGCCAGAACCTCGGCCAAGAAACGCCGCGACACTGCTCAAGGTAAGCAGTACAGCAAGCAACCTGACTGACCTGTGGAAAACTAAAGGGGTCTACTGATAGGGACAACTGATGGTTCAACCAAACGTTACCTACCTAAAAAGTTTGGAGCAATCTGAGTCCAAAAGAAAAGAATGCTACTGATGCTAAAAAGCAGACAGCATCTAAGAGAGGACAAAAACGTGACACCTAATATTTCTAGAGCTAAAGCAGCTAGCAAGGCAGCAAGTAATAGTTAATAGTTACTAGTTAATAGTTAAAATAATAACAGTAAAGGTGTTTGTTTGGTAAAAATGACCGTAGCAATATTAAATGGATATAACTCGCTAATAAAAAGCGATGGGAATACTGAGTTCACAATTGCACCTCCTGCTCCTTATTTGCATAGCCATACAAAAATCAAACGATGGTGGAATCAATCATACGATAAAGTTACGTACACAGGATGTGCATTGATCGCATATCGTGACTCCTATGTTGTGGTGAGTTGTGAAGCTAATGTTCTATTAAAGATTATCGCTGACAACAATAATGAACCTACCTTTAATGTCATATTTAAGAATCAAGGTGACGGTGGAATTAGGAGAATACTAGTATGCCCTAAAACAGAATTATATGCTTTAGTTAACTACGATGATTATTACTACGACTATAGTGATAAACAGATTAAAAAGGTTAAGCATGGAAATGGTGGTTTAGATCTAAATCCATTTAGATCAGACATTACTTACGGCATTACAAGTGCTGGAGGTACGTTTAACCTAAGATCCACTGGAGCAGTTGATTACACTGTTGACTGGGGCGACGGTAACAACGAGTCGAGCACTTCTAGCACGTTATCTCACACTTATACTGCTGGTGATTACACCATTCTTGTTAATAGCGATAATACTTATAGGCCATACTTTAATAATGTTAGTGCAGATGTAGATCAGATTACTTCTGTTGCCATTAGTGGTGAAGCTGATTTAGGCACGAATCTAGGAGACGCTTGGCGTGGCGCTGACAACATGACATCGTTTGTATGTCCATTTGATGTGACGAGCGGGGTTACGAGCTTTTACATTGCGTGGCGCGACTGTTCAAGCCTCACCAGCTTCCCCCTGATCGATACCGGTAGTGGGACGAGCTTCGTCAGCGCCTGGAACGGCTGTTCCGGGCTTAGCAGCTTCCCCATGATCGATACCTCTAGTGGGACAAGCTTCAACAACGCCTGGCAAAACTGTTCCGGGCTTAGCAGCTTCCCCATGATCGATACCTCTAGTGGGACGATCTTCAGCAGTGCCTGGAACGGCTGTTCCGGGCTTAGCAGCTTCCCCCAGATCGATACCTCTAGTGGGACGCGCTTTTTCCGCGGCTGGTACCATTGTTCCGGGCTTAGCAGCTTTCCCGCCAATATGTTTGACGCGACGGGAACACTTAGTGCTAACGCATTTAAAAGTGCTTGGACGAGCTGTGCCCTAACTGCACAATCAATTGAGAATATACTTATCAGTCTGGATACGAACGGTGCTTCTAACATCTCACTTGGCATCAACCACGGCACTAATGCAGCCAAAACTACTTGGTCTACTGCTGCTAATACTGCTTACACCAACCTGATCAATAAGGGTTGGACGATCTCTTACAACGCTTAACCCTATGAACAACACCTATTACGTATGCCACGGACCTGATGCGGTTCACTACATTGAACTAGAGCACGGCAGTGCATTTGAATCAGGCCAACCAAACATCGAACAATTCGATAACGAACAAGAAGCCAAAGCCCGTGCTCAAGAGCTTGGCTATGTCTTTACAATTGAAGAAGATTAATTCACAGAATTAAAATAATGACTGAAGAACTAGAACTACTCGAAACCACACCAGCACCAGGACCTTTTCTCCGGTTTACTGATGAAGAAACCTGGCTCGATGCTGCTCGTACTGCTGGATTTATGATAACTGTCACTGATCAAGATGGCAACGAATCAGAACAACTACGGGCATATAGCCATAACCATGCGATTGATGTCACAGGAACAATTACAGTTGGGGGTGAATGGGATGAAGACGGTAATGAGACCGTCGCTCCAACGACACTAGACGGTTTTCATATCAATTATCTAGGGGATTCACCTGAAGGTTGGGAAGCATTTGAAGTCACACCTAGCACCCCTTATCGTGTATTTGCTTAGATACTATTACTAAATAACATCTCTCCTTTTATCGGTAAGTAATAGAAGGACAGTATTATTTATTAATTGGTTAAGATAAAATTACATACACCAGACAAGCGAAATGACAACAAACACCCATAGATTCGAAGGAAGAATGGACGGCGACATGTTCGAAGCTCTGGATGAATACATGAAAAACACCCAGAGACGAACAAGTTAATTGCTTTTAGAAAAGCAATGAGCTTATTTTTAAGAGCTAAAAAAGAAGATAATGATATTATATTAAGAGACAAAAAAGATCCCAGCAAAATTGTAGAATTAGTCGGAATATAGGTAAATGAGCGAAAGGCGTGGACTGTGGAAAACTTTAGCCTTGATTGATAAGCACAACTGATTGATTGAGTGACAATTAGGGGCTATAGTTTGGTTACAACGCTAATAACGGAAGGAGCGAATCCCTCCCTCTCCGTTTTCTAGCTTAAACCTCACCTAACGGTGGGGTTTTTTGTTAGATATGTATTGGCGTTGCTTATAACCCGAATACACAATGAAAGTCTCTCAATTGCTCTTAGATGTTCGCGACATGCAGGACATCCGTGACTCAACATTCAAGTGCTGGCTTAAAGCAGCTAAGCCAATAGCTGATGTTGACGTGCATGACATTGACCGTATGACTGTCAATCGTTATTGGAAGTCTCAGCTTAAGCCGATAGGCACCCTTTCTCCTGAGACATTACGCAGGAGGTTGAGCCTGCTGACAGGTATCTGGAATATGGCAACAGAAGATGAGATTATTGATGTGCCTAACTACTGGAGTAAGGCAAGTAAAAAGATTAAATTAAATACTGATTACAACCGCTTGGGTAAAGAGTATCCAGTGAGACCCTTCAGTTACTACGGGCGTTATCAAGCAGACCCTATCTTCCTAGCTATCTGGTATCACGGCTTCCGCATCGGTGAAATTGCAGGGCTCTTGCCAAACGAAATACGCTTCGACAATCAGATACCTTACTTTCGTATAAAGAAAAATAGTGTCAGAAATATCAAGCCAGGAGCACAGAGAGACGTGCCTATTCACCCTGAGTTCTATACACAGGTCAATCGTCTAACGACTGACTACAGTCAATACCCTGGTAAGAACTGGAGTCAGATGTTTAGCGAACGAATGCAACTACCGAAAGGGGAAGCAGCACACTCACTGCGTCATAACTTCATTACTCGCTGTAGGTCAGCAGAGCTGCAGGATTCAATGATTTCTAAGCTTGTAGGTCACAAAATAAATGGAATGACAGCACGCTACGGAACTTGGACTTTGGAGGATAAGTTAAAGGCAATTCGTCAGGTAAGGCAATAATTGATAGAAACTACGCTAACTACAGTAGTTTTCTATATACCTGTTTGTTAAATCCCTTGCTATACCTATAGGACTTTTTTTAGAAAGGGTTAGATAGCAGCGTAGCTAGCGTAGTTTTGTAGTTTGTAGAATAGTAAAGGAAGTTGCATAAGACTAATGTTGACACTATTGCGCCCAATTTTGTTCAGCTTCTTGACCTCAACCAGCGTCAAGAGATTGATTGTAGAACTACTGGAAGCACTTGCTGCAAAGAGTGAGAACACTCTTGATGACCGAGCAGTTGCTGCAGTCAGGGATGCTTTGCTCCCAAAGACCTGATTGTTCCATTAATAGTTGATGAAGCAATAGAGGACTATATCGAAACGATAGAAGTCCTCGAAAATGCTGTCGAAAAATCTAAAGTTACATTCAAAGAAACAGGAACATTCGGCATGGACGGATGGTCTATATCTAAATCACACAAGGCATTTACAGATGATTGAACCATTCGTTCCAGTATTTATAGCAGTAGGTACAGGGTTTGCTGTGCTTACTAGTCGTATCTATAATAAAATCAGTCATCTTGATAGACGTGTTGATGGTATTGAACTGCGAATTGTGCAAGACTTTGTAAGCAAGAATGAATTGCAAACAGCAATGGACAGAATGGAATCACATTTAATAAGGATGGAAGACAAGCTAGACGCTATTGTAAAGAATAAGTGCTACTAAAGTCACTACATAAAACTCAAAGAGACGCATAGTAGTTAGATTATTCGTAAGTTGCTAACTAACAACTATGGGAATTGCCGAAGACTGGTCAGATTTTGTTCGACCTAAACTGTCTATCGAAGAAGACAGCCAAGCGCAAGTTCAGACAACAGATCAAATACGGTTGGGGAGGACTATGTGCCTACTGCAGGTGCAATAGAGCCGACACTCTTGACCATTGCAAACCAAAAAGCAAAGGAGGTTCAAGTCTTAAGAAGTAACTTGATCCCTGCCTGTCGCTCATGTAATGCAGACAAAGGTTCTGAATCTTGGTTAGTATGGTTTCAACGACAAGAGTTTTATAACATTGTCGCTCAAGAGCTTATTGAAGAATGGATTTCTAACAAAAGATTTATAGAGGAAGAATTAGATGAACCCACTTACTATCGAACAGAGGTTTGCTCTAACGAGAGCACGGTACGAAGTGTGTCGTATGAGCCGCCCAGCATTGGAGAAAGACTGCCTTACGCCTGCTTAAGACACGTATGGAGCAGAAGAACGGAGTGCAAGAGACACTACGTGCAAATGGAATTATGTTTAAGATTGATGAGAATCAACAGGGAATGCCAGAAATAATTTCTGAAGATACATTTATGACACTACTGATGATGCAGGATGATGACGATAGTCTTCCACTGATATCTATGATGAAGGTTGGGAAGACGATGATCTCTCAGATGATGGTCTTATGATTGGTTGAATTTAGCTAGACTTTTCGCAGTTGATATTTATAAATGGAATATGTAATCGGGCCAGTGCTTGCCCTGCTTATTAGCCTTAAGTATGCACAACAGCAAACACAAAACAACAAAAGAATACGAAGGAGCTACGAGCACTAAAGTTGAACTACTAGAGAAGCGTAACGAAGCTGTTGACAAAGAGATGCTGCAAAAGATTATGACAACTGTGATGCCTATTGCTAAAGCAGTGAACAAATTGAACCAGGAAGTGGGTCTGTGAGAATAGACCTACGTAAGTTCTTTGAAGCATACGAAGGTTCACCACATCAGCTAGCAGCAATCGATCAGTTAGCAGACAGTATTCCAGACGAGTTGCTTGATAAGTTCAGCGACTGGGTCGTGTGCTTTGAAGTAGATGGTGAAGTGCAACCTTTAATAGAATACAGTGCAAAAGGTTATATAATGAAAGAACCGTGGCATGTATACATAAGTGAAGTCAACTAACCTACGTAATAAACCAGTAGATAAACGTAGGCTTAGTGCTGAAGATAGAGAGAGCTATCGGCCAAACAATCGTGCAAGTGCTCTAGCTAAGAGCCAGGCAACGTAAAGGTCAGATGGCTTGGGATAACAAGGTTACACGTGGCACACAGGAACAGAAGCCAGGCACAGGTGGCTTTACTTCAGGGCTTGCACTGCAGCAGCAACGCAATCGTGAGAAAGGCGCAGAGGTACAACTCCAGAAGGCAAGTCAGCCTACGACAATATTGGAATGACGCAATCAAACAGTCCAATGTTTGCTTTGCAGCAAGACATACTAGACGAAATGCGAGGATATTACGGTCTTAATACACCGACAAAAGCTGCAGTAGTTCCCACACCAGTTGCCGTTCCTGTTTCTAGAGCCGCAGCTCCGACAGAAATACAAGAACCGTTCCCTATACAAACAACAGTACCTAGGGAACCTGCTGTGAAAGTAGACGCCCCATACGTTACATCTACAGTTCCTAAACAGGAAGTTCCACCTACAGCTGCGGAAGAAGTGAAAGATAGTTATATCAATAAGATTCTTGGATATAACGTAAAAGATATGTACGAACAGATTAAAAATACTAAAGGTTTATTTACAGATAGTGCATTGACTGAAGCTGCAATTGCTGGCGGTAGTGTGCTTGGGCTGACAGGTATTGCTGGCTTAGGTGGAGCAGATGGTGGTGATGCTGTACTAGGTGCTCTTGCTGGCGGAACTATTGCCTCGGGCCCTGCGATCTACAATGAAGTGCGTGATCCTAGATACCGAACAAAAAGAGCAAGAGGTAAAGGTTTAGTAGGTCTTATTGCAGCTAGTGCAGGAGCAGGCGCAGGTACAAGTGTGCTGCTTGATGCACTTGGTTTAACCAATCAGGGCTAAAAGAACGTAAGAAAAAGCCCGCGTTAGCGGGCTAAGTGTTATTTAGTGTAAGTGCGACCTCGATAAACGAAGGTGCCATGTGTCTCATGTGTTTGAGAGACAGGTGTATATTCAACACCACGGTAGTGAGTGTCGTTAATACGGGCTAGCTCAAGCTCTTTACGAGCACGCGCCATTTGCTTACGAGCGTTATCAAGGCTCCTTGCTTGGATAGTAGTCATTGGAAACTCCTAGTGAGGGGAAATTTCCCGTTCCTTCAGCACTTAACTTGCTTACTTGCGTCCCCTAATGTGTGCGGTTGAACGTATTTATAGTCTAGCTGTTATCTGATGTTCACCGCGAACGGTTGAGTTGAAACTCAAATACACAGCCTTGTAGTGCTGGCTTGATACCTAGCAAACACTCTTGGTCAAGCTCTCCTTGGCCTGCCCACTTCTCTAAAGTGAAGACTACAGCTGAATGTAGCGCTCGTATACTGAACGCTCATTCATTGTAAATGTAATCTCTGTTTCTTCCATAGAAACTATTATATCTAATGCGTGCAGCCCAGCTATTGCACCGATGTCTGATGCAGCAGTAATAGGAACCTTGAACTTGTAATACTGACCAGCAAGTGGTGCAGCTTCGACAAGCAATTGTGCAACACGGTCTGCTTCTGATGGCAGCACAGAGAACTGCTGTTCATCGTGCACGTAGGCGCAACGAGTGTAGTCAGTGTTGTAGGTAAGCCCTGCTTGGTCAATCAACTCTTGTGAGATGACACACCAACGCTTACTGAGGATTGCACCACAGCTTTGAAGCAAGGAAGTTTAGACTCTTATGTTCTCCGTCACAGAAGATAGGACGACCATCTAAGCCTTTGAGCTTGCCAGTCTCACGGACCTTAAGCTTCACTGCATTAATCAGTGGCTCTAGTCCAGGGATAGCATCAAGGAACTTACGACGAAGCTCACTGCCAAGTGACTTCTTCTGTGCATCTGAATACTCAGGATGCAAGACGTGGCCAAGCTTGGCATCGCCAGCTCCATAGATGAACGCATAGGTCAGCGACTTGACCTGAGGTCTTGTGCAGCCCACGCGGTCAGCATTCTGCTGGTGGATATCACCATTGCATACAACTTCAGCAAAGAGCCTTCATCAAAGACTGCAAGGTAGTGCCCAAGTGCCCTGAGCTCGATGCCTTCTAAGTCAGCACCGACCATGACATGACCAGGGAATGGAACAAACAATTCCGTAGCCCATGGTGCAGAACAACCTGCCCGAGGTTAGGACCACGGTGAGCGTTACGTCCAGTCTGTGTAGCAAGAGTGCAGCTGTGATGGATACAACCATCTTCTCAATCGAGTTGAGCCAGGAGTTAGCACCTTCAGACAGCTGACCCATGTGCTTTTGCAAAGTGAGCAGACGGATAAACATCTCACACTCTTCATGCAGTTGTGTATTACCAGCAGCTAGTGCTTGGTCTCTGACCTCAGAGAGTGTGGCTTCATCAACCTTAGGCTTACCAGCTGAGTCAGTCACCTTGGTGAAACGAGCACCACGGAAGGTGGTGAGCGCCCAGTGGATATGCAGTCCTGCTTGTTGGATTGAAGTCCACAAGCTTTGTCATCGGTGCACCAGCGACGTAACCAGTCTTGGCAGACGTGCGTTTTGGTGTGAATAACTTTGCCAGGGTAGTAGTTATATATGCTTGAATTTTTTCTTCAATACTTTCAGCCTCACATGCGAGTTCATCCTCGACACGTTCAGCTGCATCCATATCAAAGCGGAAGCCACTGGCTTCTTGTTGAGCCATCAGTGTCGGCCATGGTCATTTCGAGTGAAACGAGGTTTAGCATGTGCTTTCCCATTTGCTTCAGCGTGAGACGAAGATTGCTTGCGACCTTTTAACTTGGCGCTACACTTACGCCCTGCTTCAGCTCTAATCCGAGGGCATCTAGATTTAGCAGCAATAGATAAATTACGCCTGTATTCTGGTGTGAATATTTTAGGAGGCCGCTTTTTAGCAACACTCGACATTTTTGCTCTTGTCTCTTCATTAGGAATAACCCCAGGGCAACCAGGACCACCCGTCGAAACATTACTTAATGTGCCGCCGTCTTGAGCACGACCGTAGAAACCTATAAGCTCTACTTCACATTCGTATGCTTTCCACTCCTCATTAAAGTGAAAGACTTGGATGCGTTCGTTGGGTGGAACTTTTATTTTTCGTTTAACTCTTTTACGGTTGTGACGACCTTTGCCTACATAGTAAGCAACCCAATCAGCGTCATAATAAACGTAGGTATAGTATTCTTTCATAGCACTAGTCTAGTTAAGGATTTTCT